CGAGGAGAGGGGAGATGCCGAAACATAAGCGAATGCTTTGTTTAGTTCGTCCATATGATGGGCCATTAAATTTAATTGACCAAGAGATGGTATATACTCGTCATCTTCCAGCAGATTTCTCAATTTTGGATTTCTGGCTACAAGGCGTTCCGTATTGCCGCGTCCGTCAATATCAAACAGCGCATCACATTCACGTTCGTAATATGTCTCACTTCCGGATTCTTTACGGCTATCATTGTCAAGCAACCGTACACTATCATGCTCCTCCAGCGAGATAGCAAACGATACGTCTTTGTGTTTTAATCCGATATAACGCACATTCTCTTTAATATTCTCTCCAGTAAACGGCTCAGCGTGTCCGTTTCCGTAGATTAGATACAAACCATCTTTTCTTGATGGTACTCTATTTTCACATACGCATCTTTCATTTTTGGGACTTACAATTATGTTCAACCCATTCAACACATGATCTTTTATAACCTCCTTACATATTCTTCTTACAAAATCATAATCTCTTTGTTTAAGCTCATCTGCTACCATACATCTGATCCAATGTTCTATCTGATTGTTTCCTCCGTATGTATTAAGCATACACTGTTTTACGAGTTTTTCCAATAATGGCTCTATGTTTTTGATTATATCTTCTTTGGTAAGGTGAAGTTCATTTAATATGCAGTTCCTTACCGCCTTGTATTCTTTACTTGCGCTCATAATATATCTACTTAATACTGTGAATTATATTTTTTTTTCTCTCTCCCACTATCTTCCCCTATAGGATTATTCCATCCGTATTTTACAGCCGTAGCTCTAAATAGAGGAAGTCTATAAAATCTATAATCATTCTCAAGATGAGCATATACTGTTGATTTCATTTCAGTTCTTTAATTAAAGCATCCGCATATATTACAGCTAATTCAGCCGCCTTATCACACGCTTCCAATATTAATTCACCGTGAGGTCCACGTCCTGATACGGATGTGATCGGAAGCATGGTTTTTGCCATCTCGTATCTACGTTGTTCCCAATCTACATGGGTGTTACACGGTTCTTGATTGACCTGTATATATCTTCCTTCAATATTAGAAGATCTTAATATTTCCGCATTCTCTTCGCCGAATGCAACCAGAATAGACCCACATCCTGGACTTTCACCTATTGTTCCATCTTCTCTGTGGAATTTTATCCTTCCTTTCATGAACAATATACCTTTTGCTTTCGGGAATACAACATCCTGAAACATCTTATTGTCAAGACGATTAAAAAGAAGAGCTATTCCGTTATTGTGCTCTACCATACGAGTAATAAAATGCTCTATAGTCGGTCTTGAATAAGGTGGGTTTAACCATACCCTTCCTTCCCATTTTTGTTTTAATCCATCTTGCTCTTTGTTATACATAACCCTGGCTGTCCTCCATAACGGACGCATAGGCGCACATGGATCTAAATCAAATTCCCCTAAAGCGTCTATAATTTCTTTAGGTGTGTACCATTCATCTGTACTGTTTTTAGATTTCTCAAATGATGTATTCATATATCTATGTTTTATAAGTTAATCCCATCCTCCAGTAGTGTACAAAGATACATCTTCCTCCTCTACGTTTACACCTTTAAGAGCCTGTAGAAGTTTTTTCTTTGTCTCCCGGCACATATTGTAACCATATCCTTTATACCGATATGAGCGCTCCCATGTGCTTACTGGAAAAGGAATATTTTCGTCAATGACCAGCCTCTTCATATGAAGATGTTCGAAGAATTTCTCATGATAGAGTAGTTTATACTCGTATCCTACTACATCAGTAGATGAGAATGGAAAATAATCATCTTCCTTTTCTTCGTATTTAGGCTCCTTGTAGTAAGCCATTTTTGCCACAGTAAAGTCGAAGCTCCTAAGAATCTCTTCTGGCTTTCCAAACTCTGACTCTATGAACTCTATCCATACCTTTTCTCCCTCTTTCTGGAACGCACATACCTTCTCATTTCTGTACTTAAATTTCCATCCTTCTTTCTGATGTTTTTCATCATTGAACAAATCAATAGCTTCCTGAAAATCGCTTTCACTTTCAAAGAAAATATCAATGTCTTTTACTCTTTCTCCAGAAAGAATATTCTTAAAACATCCACCAGCTATGAACCCCTTGTGACCTTCCATATATTTGTCAAGCCATCTTATTTGCCAGAAATTATCTGGAGTATCTATTATAAAATTGTTCATATTGTTTGTATTTTACTGTCACCAAGCGAGATAAAAATTCCGCTTTACTATAACACAGTGGGTATAGTTATCCAGATCAACCCCATTTTCTTTGAATGTATCCAGAACCCTCTTTTCCACATGTTTCAATTTTACTATTATTCCCTTCCTAAACTCTTCTATTAACTTCCCGTTACATTCAATAGGCCCAATAAAACAGTACCTATTTGAAGAACTGTCACATATGCAATATGTATCACACCCAAACATATTGCTTAAAATATCCTCGTTCATAATTTCTCTATTGTTTTAATAATGATACTCTTTATTATATTTCTTCTTCACACCATTCATCCTCCCCTATCAATTGTTTATAATATTCGCTATGCTCTATCGCCAAAACATCTTGAGACAAATATTCTTGTAGCTCCAATTTGCGCATTGGAGCAAGGCAATCCAGATGCTTAGTGTCCATTTCTTGCCTATCTTCATCTACCCACACCAACGTGTCGTATCCATAACATTCTGGACATTGGTCAGCTCCACGTGGAAGAAGCATTTGTACTCCACATTGAGTACATCTCACCCAGTCTCCATGCTGCACCCCTTCGTATGTTCTTGTTTTCATATTTATTGTTTATCATTTATAACATTTACTTCTTCGCTCCACAAATGTCTCTTATATATCGGAGTGATGCCGATCAGAATACCACTATCTTCGCCCCAATACTGAAGTGTTTTAGGCTCAATTTTATGATGCAATTCTTGTATTCCTCCTTTGTTTCTGTCATAAGGAGAAAAATCAGATAATTTTACCGTTTTCATTTTTCTGGATTTTCAGCAGTTCCTAAAAGATATTCATTGCCCTCAAAAGGAATGCAATAAACATACACTGTTCCATTCAAGCATTCATATTTAATCTCCCCATCCTGATCGTCTGTAATTGTTCTTATGAATAAACTGGCCTCCCAATTATCGTCCTCATAATATTTTGCTAACACTTTGTCAAACGGCTTAAACTCATATTTCGTCCTTTCTTCAATTCCGAAGAAGCGTTTTAGATATTCTTTTGCTTTAGGATTTTTGCTTTTCTTTAACGCTTTAATCATCTTCTGTTTTTCCGAATCTGTTGCAAGTCTATAACATTCTATGTGGTTTTCGTGTGCAGCCAAATTATCCGATATATTAAGACTTTTTCCCGCTGCAAGACTCGCATAAAAAGATGTTAAATATTTCCCATGCGTATTTAAAATAAAAATATAACTTCCATCTTTGCTGCTTAACACATCTCCATCTTTAAATGTAGTATATTCCGGGACTTCAAGAAGGAGGCGATTTTCGCTGCTAAATGCTTTTCCTGTAGCAGAAAACCAATCTGCCGATACAGAAATCGAATGAATTACAACCAATAACGGACAATTTGACGAATTGTCTTCATATACGATTTCTGCTCTATTTTGTCCTTTCTCTGTCACAATACGACCTGCTATTTCCCCTATGTTTATTTTTTTCGCCGTTTCTAAATCAAACGGAATTGTTGCTGTTCTCTGTTCCATGATCTTATTTGCTTTTATTAGTTCCTAAAAGATGCTCATTTCCTTGGTATGGGATACACTCTTTGTATCTCAAACCTCCCAAGCATTCATATTTATATTCTTCTTCTCTTACTCTGGCAAATAAGTGTAGATTCCAATTTCCCAAATTGCTCGCTCTCACCAAGACTTGATCGAATGGCTTAAAATCGTATTTCTTTTGTCCGTCAAGTAAATATTCGTACTTACTTAGATATTGTTTTATTATTCCTGCTTTTTTAAGGTTTTCTGTATTAGCAATTCTTTCAGCAAAAGATTTTTTCTCTTCCTCTGTGGCTAATCTAACATACTTGGATTTATCCTCACCACACACACTTGTCCATATTGGAACTTCTTCAGATGTAATCTCGCCATATGCCGATATACCACATATGCATCCCATATCTCCTTCTCTATTAATAATACCATTATATATAAATGGGTTCCCAAGCGTGCTTATTAATACATCTCCTTTCTTAAAATACGCTCCAGCCTCTACTTCCAATTCCAGAACGTTGTTGAAAAAAGTACGACCTTCTGTATCGGCATATATAGCACTTATCCCAGATTCATCTTTTTTTACAAAAAGTAAATTATAACGATCTGCACAGTCTTTTGACTCATATACAAATTCTATTTTAATATTACCAATTAATACTGAACCTTCTATTTCTCCGCTTTTAATTTTTCTCGCCGTATTTAAATCAAACGGAACAATAATTGGATTTTCCATATCTTTTTATTTTTAATTATGTAATCAATAAAACAAGATGGGTTACTTAAACCCATCCCAGTTGTTTTGCTATTCTCTCCATTTCGTTATATGCTATCCTATGACATCCAGCGGTTAGCAAATCGTTTTCGTACCGATTTAGACTCCACTGGCGACCGGTGATGTCCTCCACCAGACCGTGCCGAAACTCGGCGCCCCGGTGCATTGCCGACACAGCCCGCCACAGTTTTCTGGCTTCTGCTACTCCAATCTTTATCTGTTTACTTGTCTCAATAATATTTCCTTTTATACGGATCCAGGCGTTAGGTTTTTCACCAGGAATATAGAAAGGTGTATTCAAGAAATTTATTTCTCCTGACTTCCACTCTTCCAGTTTTTCATCAAAATCCTTGTAACGGGCTTCTTCTTCCTTTCTTAATCTCTCTAATTTTATTCTTTCTCTTTCTTCCTCACCCTTTCTCCATCTTTCAGATCTTTCTGAATACTTAATCCATGTACCTTCCCCGCAAACTTCATCTACAATCACATTTACGGTCCCTAACACTTTTAATCCTTGATGATCCAATAAAATTTGAAAGATGCGTTTTAATTCATGTACGTGCTTACGCTTGATACTATCTCCGCTCTTGGATAATTCATGATTGGTTCCAAGCCAATCATTAGCACTCTTTTTAAGGATACTCTTAGCAGTTCCCATGTTAAAGAACTGAATGTAATCCATCATATTCCCAAAAGCGCCCCAAATATCTGTATAAGATAATTCTGTTTTAGCTCTTTTGTATTTTTCAATAGACTTCTTAATTGATTCCAGTTTGCTGGCAACAAACCTCATATTACCAGTATCCGATATATTATCCCCTACACTGAAAACCATTGCCCAAGTTGGTATCGCATTACGAACATAGCATTGATGTTTGCTCGTGGTAGCAGAATAATAATCTTCATTTATCAGGTATGCTTTCTTCCCTTGTTTGTTTTTTTACTATTCTCCCGACTTCAAAGTGATACCCATAAGAATAAATACTTGTACCTTCAAAGAAGAAATTGCTCCCTGATGCTGATTCTTCTTGTTCATGAGCCCACAAGTGAGCGACCATTGAATTGTTCATATAAATATCTTTTTAATTGTTTAACTTACCTTTATCATATGACATTCTCTTTTCGTATTTTTCAATACGTTCGGTTATCATATCGCAGAAGACTTGCCCCTCTTTTTCGGAACCTCTGAAGTAACCAATCATCTTCAGGATATTCCCGTTAAACTCATGGACAAACTTGTTATAATAATGTTCACCCATAACTTTCCCGTATTTTCCCATAAACAAATCCTTGTCTAACGACTCATCCTTGAAACAACGGTTGTAATCCCATCTTACAATACGAAACAATGTTTCAAAATCCAATCTTTCCATATCCTGTATTTTATTTAAGCTCAAACTTAATACCTTCCGGCAACTGAGAGCGGTCTACCTTATTCACAAAATCATCAAACTCTTCCTGTGTGATTTTTTCTCCATAACCGTTCCAGTTGAAAGACAAAGTGTTCGTGTGAGAATAATATATAACATTATCGGTAGACAACCCATAATCAAACACACAGAGCATTATCTTCTTTTCTGCTTCTGCTTGTCTGATTTTCTTATCGTATCGCTCACAAATTTCAGCACGTTTTGCCGCCATCTTTGCTTTATGGGCTTCCACTCTGCGTTTCTCTATATTTTCTGAGGAATAATGCCCGGCTTTAATACGCTCTTCAATAAGAGATCGTTCCTCGTCCGTTAGTGTTAAAACAAATCTTTCTTCTTCCGGCTTATATGGATTAACCCACTTCTTTCCACACAATTTTTCAAGTTCCGCAATAAGCTCTTCTGATTCTCTTTTCCATCTATCCACAATCCCAAGATTGAAAAGCTGATACTTGAAATACAACTCATCCTCAGAGGCTTTATATAATTCTGCGCATTCTTGTTCTGATATACGCAAATACTCCATTGCTACAGACATGCCACTTCTTCTAACGTGATATATGCCATTTTCCACCGGATACATAGGAGCACCATAATGGTTACAAAGATGCAACGATATGAATTTTGCCAATTCCGGAAAATGTTTTGCAACTTCATCGTGACAGCAGCCTCCCATATACTCCTTGTATTGTCCACGTTGATTTTTCCATCTAACATCGGCTGTTACGCTCCAGTCACACATATTGCTACGACAATCATCATCTAAAGATACTGTGACTGTTATTCTGTATTCTTCTTTGTTTTCTGTAAAGAATTTTGTACTTAAATAAGTTAGTTTGTTTGCAGTTTCCATATTATTTTAGTTTAATCATTACACTTATGAAAAATAAAATCTGCACACTCTCCGGGAAGTGTTCCTGCGTCATTACAACGGTAAAACCCTTGTGTTTCCAAATCTACATCTACCGGATAACCTTCTGCTTTTTTCAAAAAAGCATCTATTTCCTGTATTTCTTCTTCAGACAGTCCTGAATAATCACCGTTTATCAGAGCGCAAGCCCAATAAATCGGAAGCCTGTATCTTATTATTTCTATCATACCACCTTCGTTTATACGCATTCTATTATATCCACATCATCAATTTGAGCAACCTGTACACCTTCGTCGTTTTCTATGATATATACATTAACTGCAAAAGGCGAACAGAAACCATTTTTTGATTCTCCTCCAGTGATGGGATTATTATCCTCATCTAACCCGCCCCATACCTCAAAATGATATTTTCCGAAATCAAAATAAGAGAACCAGACATTATTGTCTTCATGTATTTCAATCTCTTTTTTATCTATTTTGTAATTATGTTTACACCCACCATATTTAAATGATATGGTTATATATTTATCAAATTCTTTCATTTTATATCTTCATTAGTCTGCAATTTGCATCTTTAAATACCGGAATCATCCCTTGTTCTCTAAAATAAGCAGTGGCCACTTTAAAAGCATACAGCGGATTTACTTTCTGGATTTCCCGCTGTGATTTGTAGAAAGATAACGGTTGACATACATAGAAGTTTTCATTGCCAAGACTCCCAAAAAGCCAATCCATACTACCTTCATCACAATTAGTGCCACCCAGTATTATTAAATCACATCCGGTCTTTCTGGTTCCAAGAATAAATATCTTATTCTTGTTTTTCGGTTGCATAAATATCTCCTTGTCGATTTTAAACCAGTCACTCTGGCAACTCTCCACATCCCGACGAACGATTTCGTCAATTTCATGGGCATATTCTTCTTGTGTTTTCATAAGATATGTTATTAAAAATGATAACTACATATGTTTCTTAAAAGAAATTCCAACAACCTGTTACGATAAAATTTCCCATCCCGTATTCAGCAAGTTGCTTAAACGATTCTATCCCATTGCAATAATAAAAAACATCATCATTATCATCATCGTTGATGCTCAATGATAGTTTTATTGTCTTTCTTTGTTCATTTCCTGTCTCTTTCCACACAATCTGACATTCTACATATTCAGGCTCCTTACCTGTTCTTTCTAAAAATTCATGAAATCTTAAATCAATTTCATGTTTGACTTCTTCAATGTTGGATATTATCACCTCGTTTTCACAATTCGAGCAAATAGCATGCATGAAAGATCCATCAAAATAATCTATTATTTTTCCGGTATTCGGATTTACTATGGCCTCACAGGCAACACTTGTTCCACCACATCTTGTACATATATATCCCATAATTATCTTCTTTTAAAATGTTCAATAATTTCATCTACTGTAGCCTTACGCCACGCAGAGCAGGCCGCGTCTCCCCTGAACCGGAGCTCTTCGCACTTTACCCACCTGTCTCCTGTGGCGTCCGTCACTATCAGCCATTATAACCTATTCTTCTAAGCCATTCTCTATCATGACTTCCTTTATCAATTCATCTGTCTCCTCATAACATCCCCAGCAAGAATCAACCTCTTCCCATTCTTCACAATCTTCATCCTCTCTTGATTCGTCTTTGTATTTCTTGGTAAATGCTACCTTCTTTTCAAGAACGTACCCTTTTACATCTCCCCACATCCACATACCTATGGATTTCACTTCATCATCTATAATCTTGGCACAATCTTCTTTCCAGTTCTCTTTTTCATTATATATTTTTTCATATCTATCTTTTGTGACATACGCTATCCCCTCCACATAATCTCCTTGACTATGACCCCTTGTTGACCACTCTTTTACTAATACGTCTTTTTCGTATTCGTTTATGATTTTTAATAGATCTTCGTCATCTAAGCATTCTATTAATTCCGTCTTATAATCCAAATCCTCCAAATCTTCTGGAAGAAATTCTTCTTGCACGTATGAAAAGCTCTCATGCCTCAATTCCCACAAATGAGTACTTCCATTGTATATAAATGAAACATTATTTGCTTTTCCTTCTTTTAGGTATTTTATAATATCTTCCTGCTTTACATGCTCCACCACAATAGCTTCAAGCACATCTCTTAATCTATGATTATTATTGTAGAAGAAAGTTTTCCAATTGCATTTATCATGTAATCTACTGGTATCGGAATATTCAAAAAAATACAATCCGCACATATCCCAATTAATTATAGGACTTTCACCGCTATAATCGTCATAATAGATATTAATGCGATAATTGCCTACTTCTTTTGTTGTAATAATTCTGTCTTCCATGTCTTTATGTTTTAAATAGTTCCTAACTTTTTATCAATAAATTCATCTATTGCATCATAGTATGAGCCATCACAATTTCCATATTTTTCTGTAAACTCTTTAGCCCACTCTCGAATGATGTTAAACGCCTGTTCCCTGCTATACCTCCTATCCTTCCAATAATGGTATCATCTCCGTACTTTGTGCTAATTTTATCAGGCATTTCGTCGAAGACAAGGAACTTCGATTCTCCTGACTCTACTAAATATAATAGCTTCATGATTTATCTCTTTAGATGTGAGTTATGCTGATTTGTATTGTTTTCGTCGTTCACTATCTAACTAATTTACGACCTGGCCACAGACAGCCAGACCGACCTCATGGCAGGGCAGGCGCCGCCTTACCCTGGCTGTTCCTCCCATTCCCTGTACCCTACATTAAAACCAATAGGATCATACCTTTTGATCATAGTACCATAATTCTCTCTACCGCAATACCTGTTCTTTCCTCCAATGATCCATGCCTCATCGTCTCTATCTGGAGATATTGAGTTAAGATACTTTTCATAATCCTTTCTGCTCTTTTTATTTATATCCATATTCCACTATATTCCACTATATTTATGTTATCGAATTTTTCTTTTATAACATCCAAGGCTCCACACTCGTTTGTTACCATAACATACTTTCCTGGCTTCATTCTCCACAGATTAAAATATCTTGTCACATTTATAATGCTATTAAATAATGATATTTCGTATCTTGTGTTCCCATTTTCATCATGTCCAGCTTTTTTAAAATAACATAGGGTCGGCTTGTATTTGAAATAATTAAAAAGCCTATACCATCCCTTCCCGTTACATGTTTCACGATTCCATATTCCAGTAAGCTTCCTATATCCCCTTACCGGTATTTTCACTATTTCCCTTGGCACGATTTCAATATACTTTCCTTCTCCGATTGGTATAGTCATATTACCTGTCTCTTCCGTGCAAAAATATTCTATTTCAGATGCCATATCTTTATATACATAGAACCGGTATAGGTTCCCGTCAGGGTCTACCCGATCCATGTAATATAATATCACTTTGTCTACTTTTATCTTTTTCATTCCTTTATTCTACTTATCTTTAAATTGTTATTCTTACAGTATTCCTTCAACCAACTATCTGTTAGATAACGATTGACTCTATCGTATTTCTTTTTCGGACCCTTGCTCCAGAATTTCCATTCGTTTGTGATATTGTACCCATATTTATCAAACCAATAGATATAATACACTACGTTACCGTATAAATCCACCCTTTTTCTTTCCTGTATGACTACCTCATAAGGTATCTCCTTGTCTCTTTTTCCCATCTTTGTCCTCCTTTCTTGAATAAAAAAAACGGCACCTATCTTCACAGACCAGTGCCGGCAACTAACTCGCATGGAAAACTACTTAACCTCAACTAATTCTACAGAGTTGTAGAATTTAGTGAAGCTACCAACAAATTCTCTTATATTTTTATATTCTTCTGGTCGTTTTCTGTTACCATCTTTTATATAATTCACCCACAGTCTATCCTCTATGTTCTTAATCGCATTCTCTATCGTAAATTCGTCGCTGACGCTCATTAAACACGAAGACCCGGTTTTCTTATGTGGTTTATATATCCTTGAAAAAGACCACATTTTTATTCTATCATATATATATCCGTTGTTGGGATAAACGAATCCTATCCGGCTGTCACCTTCTTTAGCGTAAAACACACCTGGCTCCTTCCCGCCCTTTCTATATACTACGAATCCTTTTTCTTTTAGGATCTTAACCACTTTATTTAATTTATTTTCTACGTTCATTTTCATGCAAAAATTTAAAAACGACCTTCATTACATTTCCAAAGTTCTCCACCTTAACCCACTCGTGAGCTACTGCTCTAAATACGGATGTTTCGTATGTCGGAATATCGTCTTCTTCAACCACCTTACAAGAAGCCAGAACTCCTTCAGTCGGCTTTAGTCCGAGGTCATGCAGCTCGCAGAGACCGCCCGGCTGGCGGAATGCGCACCACCCGTCTTTCTCTGCTGGCTGGATCATCGCTATTGGTTTTTCTTTCACTGCAAGATACCCTACCATCCACATTGTTTCTTTTAACCTGTCAGCGTATCCGGCATCTATGATAGCCTCTATGTCTTTTGGCGTACCAATACAAGGAACTTTACACATGTTTTTACATTTATCACATGTACAAGGTTGCTCCCATCTGTTATGATCTATGCCTACCAACTTCTTTATCCGTTCTACTTCTTCTTTCATATTATACTATCTCTGTTAGTTTTTTATAATACAACTTCATTTCCGGTGAAGCATATTCCATGAATGCTTCGAATAAGTAGGGTACCTCCATTATCATATTCACATTACAACCTTCTGCCTGTGAAAGAGATTCAAGATCATTGCTGTATGAACACGTTACATGAGCTCCTACATTAAACACATGTAAATCTAATCTTACATATTCCATACATAAATCTAACGCTTTAAACAAGTTTTCTACCTCAATCTCCTGAAATAGGTCTATAAACATCCTTAAATCCATTATTTTACTACCCTTTCTATGTGTTTAATTAATACTACTGCTATTCCCTTACCGGTTTTTATCGCACATTCCGACCCTTTTATCCATTCTACACACCCTACATACTTTTCTGTAGAATGAAATCCGGGATTGTATTTTCCAGATGTACTGAACTCTACCGTATCCCCTACCTTCAGATCATCAAAAGCAATAGACCATGTGGTCCAAATTCTATCATGTCTCCCAGGCTGAATGGCTCCGATTACGCCTTTTTTACGACCGTTTTTTATCGCTCTTAGTATTATCTTTCTATCACCTTCGATAAGGCTGCAAAAGCGCCCGTAAAAGGTTAAATCAACCTGTTTTTCTCCTATTTCTTCTCTTATTTTTGTTATTCTGTTCATTTTCTGATTTTGTTTTATTTTTTTCTTTGTTTTTTCTATCTTCTATAGAAGATGATAATAACATTATCTTTTCTATGTTACTTTTTGACTGTAAAAAAGAATCGCATTTCATTACTACTACCACCTTCTTAAGTTCCCCATTATCGTATAGCGATACACGCATCATGTTTTGCGCCTCGTCCACTATCAGACCTGGAGTAGTCTTAGCCATTTTACGTAGCTTGTTATACTCCGGTCTTTCCATTTCCTCTGTTTATTACTCTATAGTATTTATCCTTATCCCCTTCTTTTAACTTCTCCAGATAGAAAATTCCATCATGTAAATGAGACAAACAAAATCTGTATCCGTATTTCTGTACTCTTCTTACATGATCCCGCAGTCTTATCTCTTCACTTTTGTCTTGTACTTTGATCTTAATACTGTCTCCTTCTTTGATTGTGTATAAAATAGTTTGAATCTCTTCTTTTTTCATCTTATAAAATATTTTAACGGCAGCACCTATACTCACGCACCACTACTGCCTTATGTTTAACAATTAAATACTTAACTCTTCAATGGTCAAGCCTTTTTCTTTTGCCCACTTTAGCATCGCGCATAATTCTGTTTCTGACTTATATTTCGGATCACGCCACGCCCATCCGAATTTATCCAGGACATGATGATATAATTCGTCGGCCTTTGCCGTGTAAATGTCTTTGAATAAATGCTCCGAACCTTCCGGTATAAGCATCTCTGTTGTTGCAAAATCGGAATACGACAAACATCCGTAAGCATATTCTGTTATTTCACTCCATGCTTCTCCGGCTTTAAATCCAAATTCTTTTACAAAAGCCAAAGTTAGATACATATTTAATAATATTGTTACATCATATTCCGAATCCGACTTTCTTTCTATTATTTCCTTTTCAAATTCCTTTAAATCTTCAGGCCCTAAAAAGATGTATCCTGATACCGACCGGCAATTAGCCTCCGCATACTTCTTGCATTTATCATCATTGGCAATCTTACCAATGTTAGATAACATCTTTTGCCTCCATTCATCACAAAACTCTACCCTTACATCCATCCAATCAGTACCATAATTGCGATCTTTTGGATGTCCGACCGATATTACCTTTATGTTATTCACACCATATTCATAAAGGCGTTCGCCCACCTTATTCGCCCATTCCTGTACAAAAGGAATAAACTTATTGCAATAAGAATCAAAATCAAAATCTAATTCCTCCTCATATTCCGGCATCTCTTCATAATCTTGTTCAAAGAAATAGCGAGGATCTGCTATTGTTTCATAGAAACTTACGTTAATGAAACAAAACTCGTTGGTTGTCGTTTTTAATATCATAACTTTTTGTATTTACGTACATTTTTCTTGCCATAGAATCTACACATGGCACGAATCTGACTATAAAATACTTTTGTCCTCCTGGCCTCAAAGTATTTAAACATTTCTTCATTCTTTGTTTCCCACACGTAATCCGTTTGGGAACTCATGTGATTTTTGTCCTTGCGCGAATAATGGTAATATGATACCACAACACGTTTCGCACCATTCTTTACAGGTACGATATTCACATCTATGTTATTATCTGTCATATTATTATTGTTTTATGCATTATACAAATACAAAGAGCGCATACCTTCACAGGCCGGCGCTCCTTTCAATAAAATTCGATAATAAAACAGCCTCCGTCATCTATTATCTTTTTGCAATTGTCACATACTCCTCCCGTGCATATATGATGCGGCGCCTGACCTTTGATGTTATTCCCTAATAAAGCAATCCCCATCTCTTCTCCACATATCATGCAGACTTCTATAGACGGATTCAATCCGTGTTCTGGATGTAATGTAATACTGTCTTTCATTTTCTTTCCTCCTTTGTTTTTAATATTGTGTGAGATCGCCGGAATCGAATCGACCTACCGCACCATGAATCCCATAAAGCAAGTGCTCCGATCTTCGCAGACGGGAGCACTCTGTCTAAAGCATAAGAAAATTAATGAAGAAATTTTTCTCACTTACGCCATAGCATCTAAAATAGCTATCAGCACTATTTCTATGACAAACATAATAGAAAATATCTTAAATGCCTTTTTCATATCGCTATCTCCTCCTTTTTATTTTTTTAGTTCCACAACAAACTGTTCCGGCTCTGCTCCGACCTACGTTCCACCTACAACCGCAGGCCTTAGCCCAAGGCGCCGCCTACTCCCCCCTCTATGGCAGCCTGTTCGTACCTACAAAGCCAATCTCCTTCCATACAACTATTACTACGCGATAACAAACATTTATCCTTATAATAATCATAAAAAATACACCTCTCACAACTGTAATCCATAATTTCTATACAGCTAACTACCTTAGCATATACTATACCATCACTACCTTCTATTCCTCTTACCCCAAAAATAGAACCTTCTACCTCCTTACTCAAATCTAAGTCAGGCGCAAAGTCATATACGTTCATGTTGTTTATGTTTTAATTGTTATACATTCCGATTGAAAAAAATACTCACATAATGCAGTCCTTAACTCTTACCTACAGAATACTGTTTTAAAAACGCTGTAAGTCTTAATTTTGTTGGAAAATCCTACATTATGCTGTTTTAAAGCTCTGATCTATTGAATTTTGTTGGAAAATCCTACATTATGCTGTTTTAAAGCTCTGATCTATTGAATTTTGTTGGAAGAAACTACAAAATGCTGTTTTAAAGCTCTGATCTATTGAATTTTGTTGGAAGAGAGTGCCCTCCCTCTCCCCCTCTCCAACTCCCGCTAATCCTCCGGCTTTCCGCATAGAACCCACGCCCTACCGCCTCACTACCGGCATACGGAGAGCGCTACAAGCTTATACTCTGGCATGGAGTATGGGGGATTTGGAGATAATATCATTCCATAGAGAGAATAGAGAGACTTCAGCCCACGCCCTACCGCCTGCTCCTCCTATCAAGATAGATATTTAAGCCTATAATCAAAGCCAAAAACGAAAAGCAAAAAACCATCACAATATTATACTGATCTGGTCCGTACTCTAACATAGACCTTACTCCAACCGATAAAAAATACAAGTCAGCGACTAATAAAAACCACCACATAAAACAAAAAATTTACAATAAGTATGTCCGAAAATACGGGTATTATAAAACCTAACTAATTGATAATCAAGCATACCTTATTTTTAAGAAAAATACAATAAGCCTAATTTTCAATCCATAGAGACGAAAAAGGCGGCATCCGACACCCTATTTTGGGTAGGAAAACCGCCTCAAGTTTCGTTTTAGACCAATTTTAACGACATGATATAGACAAAATACCGGAATTATATCCGAATGCTTCTATTTTTGTTTCGTTTTAGACCAATATTGTCCGCATCCGCCGTTCACTCTCAGAATATCCTACCCGTAAATAGAAAGAGCAGGATACGAAAATAGGGCTGTTCCGATATTCAGAACAACCCTATTCCTATTTAAATGCTGTTTATGTTTTCTTTCACGTATGTTCGTGATGTATGTGTTTTACGCTTGCATTTATCTTTTCCTATTTCGGAATGATATGCTTCGTGAATATCACGATACAACATAAATTCACGATACGCTCTTTTCCGCTTTTCTTTGGCTTCTTTCCTGGACAGACCGCGAACGTCTACCATGTAAGATTTAAATTTCCTTTCCATGTTATTATATTATTTTTGATTCAGTGATTGTGGTTGTTCCGGACTCGAACCGAACGCGCATTCCTATCCTATATGAACTTTATGCTACAACCAACAGCCCGCAATTACCACGTAGTTCTTATGTGCGGGCACGTGATATGCCGTTATTATATTTTCCGTCTGCTACACAATTTAGCCACGTATAAAGGCTATTGTGTCCTTGCGTTTTGATACAACATATTCCTACATGTTAGGCTACATGTTTATACCCTGTAATTTAATCTACAGCCTTGTCCTATTTTACGTGCAGGCAAGTAAGGCACGTTTCGGTCTAGAGATAAACCGCGTACAACGGTATGTTTTCCAAACTGTACTAACATACCTAACATAACTACATTTATCCAATGTAGTACATGCAGTAATACCAGCCCTTTAATTGCCAACGGCAAGGGCAAAGGTATATCTATCTCCAATATGTAAAATAACTCTCTGTTTTGTCAGCTTCAGTCTAAAGCATACGCGGGACATGCACCCACTGACAACGGCGTACAAGCGCGTTTAAAGGTACGCGCCCAACCTTGTTTTTTCACTGTTGATTGCTTTCGTGTGCTAAATACTCAGATACACACTTTGCAACGGTACGAAGCGAATAAGATTTGATCTTAACGGCCACATAAGTAGATTTATACTCGTCCGTCTCTTTAACGATCCATTTTGCACTACTTTTCGTTTCCAACGTTTCCGCGGTCGCAAATCCGAAAGGCTTGTACTCTTCGCCATAAACTACATTATCAGCGCACCAATCAGCCGTTTTAGCCTCAACGCCTTTCTCTTTGTCTGCATTGGTATCCTTATACACTTTAGAGTATAAAGCAAATTTAACAAATGTATCGTCAACTTTCGGTAACATTTGGCTACACACAGCTACCAGGCGTTTTTTATCCTTGGCGAGGGCTGCAACCTTTACGGCGTATTCTGCCGGTATTTCTAAGGCCTTGCAAATAGACTTAAGATCAGTTCCATTAGCAAATAAAGCGTTGTATAACTTTACGGCACCTACCAAATTTGCAGCATTTTCTTTGATAACAGCATTCTGTAGTTTGTTTACATTTTTTTTAGTAATCATAACATTATGTATTTATTTGTTAAACAAGTGATATTCAATTCAATAGCCCACAACGCAAGCTATTAACAGATACAGATATAGCGTTATCCAACGGATACACTATATAGGTTCATCATGTCGGCATGTGTTATCGCTTTAACACATTGCAAATATACTACTTTTATTGTTACTACAAATATATATGCTATCTTTTTTTTGTTAATTTGTATTAATCTCGATTATATTATCTGATTATCAGCAAGTTATAAAAACATACAGGAGCGGTATTACACGCGTACATTAATATGTGGGATATATGTTTGCTTAAGTTGCTTATAATCAATATGTTATAATAACACATTGATTATTAATAATTTAAATAAGTTATTGATAATCAGCGAGTTTGTAGGTTTGAGGTAAAAACGCGTTTCCGGTTTTCCAGCGAAGGGGGTGTGGGGAAGAAAATGCGTTTCGGGGGCGGGAGGTTCGTGATAGGTACCCCCTCTCTCCCATCACATAAACATTTTTTCATATCCCTCATGACATAAACCTCTTTCTCACATATCTCCCACATTACATAAACATTTTTTCATATCCCTCATGACATAAACCTCTTTCTCACATATCTCTCCCATCACATAAACATTTTTTCATATCCCTCATGACATAAACCTCTTTCTCACATATCTCTCCCATCACATAAACATTTTTTCATATCCCTCATGACATAAACCTCTTTCTCACATATCTCCCACATTACATAAACATCTTTTACCCTCTCTCCCATCACATACCCACCCACCTCACACACAACAAAAAAAAATAGGATTGATAGAAACCAATCCTATTTAAAACACGACCTTATTAATTTATTGAATTGAAGTAAGTTTATGGTTTTCAAGGAAGTCCTTAAACTGGTCACTTGATACGTCTATAACGAATCCAGCAGCACCAGCATGTCCTCCACCACCGAATCTCTTACTTACCTCACAGCAATCTACGCTGTCTTCCACGCATTCATAAAGAGAGAACCTAACCTTACCACCTGGCATGATACAAAATGGCATAAGGGCTTTAATTTTTCTACCGTCTAACCAGTCTCGTGTAAGAGAATCAAATACTTTAGAACTAAATTCCGTAGTATTCATCGCCACGACCTTAACCTCGTCTACGTAAGCTTCGAACGAATACGCACTTACCTCTTGTTCGTTTTTACCAGCCATGTAGTTAATTATAGCACGTCCTTCTTTAGCGAGATCATAAAAAATAAGATCAATTTCATTGTCCTTCATATCTTCTTTAAAGTGATCATACAAATACGACAATGCTATTAATACATTGAGTCTTATTTTTGATCTCAAGGCATACTGGATAGCTACTACCGTATCCCATCCTAATTCAGAATCTTTATTCCACACATCGTAGTCTGACAGGCACCGGACGATCGCCGGCACCTTCCCCATCAGCAGGTCCGAGGCCAGTGCGCACGCACCGACACCGACTCTCCTCAACCCTGGAACTACGAACCCCCATGTCTTACTATCTTCGATAATCCCCTTGTGATGATCTATCCACATCAGGCTCTTTCCTTCATCAAGCCATTTCTTGAAAATCGTTTTAGAATCGGCTCCGAAAGACACGTCAAGAACGTAAACAACCCCACATTCATCTACTTTATCAATAACTTTCTTTACATCATCTTCATACGAATACGGGATATAAATAACATCCTTGTTTTTACTGTTTTCGTACATGGTTGCGATGGCTGCCGACACAACGCCATCTAAATCCGATTTATGATAAACTATCGCCGTTTTATTCACCTTCATAATATTGCACATAACTACCTAAAATTATTTACCAACAAACGTGATAACGTCCATATAGTCAATACCGGCATTCTCAGCACATACCTTATCCGAATCAGAGAACTGCCCTGGCAGACCACTGGCGTCTCCGACCATCAACGAACATCCCTTAAGTTGACTAAAGTTCATACCACGCATTACCGTGTCTTTACACTTCATAAGAATATCATCAATCATGCCCGTGTTAGGCTTCCTCATCGGATTTTGTTCGTCATTTGAATAACACAACCTTTTTTCATATAGGACGCCTCTTATGCCACGTTTTACCGCCAGATCATGTACGGACCTCAGTACGTATTCTATCTTAGCTTCAATATCAGCTCCAGAAACAAACCCAGCTTCTACTCCTCCTTGATTGCTTACGATAGCAAACACCTTAACGCCGTTCTCCTGCATGAGGTCAAGAGCCTTATTCACCACATCCATCTTAATCCTCATATCTGTCAAGTCTGTAGCGAACGTATTCCCAGAAGCGGTTTCTATAAGCGTCCCGTCAAAATCGAATAGCAGTATTCTTTTGTTTTTAATATCCAAATCGTTCATCATTTTTCACTCCTACTCTTTTTTATTACCCTAAGCTGAAGACGGAATAGATTACTGTCTTCTTTTATAATATCATACACAGCATAAGAATTTTCTCCTATATCCCATCCAAGATAATCGAGCAGGTCTTTTAAGTAAACTCTCTTGTATTTTACACCAAGGTTATTTACCTTAAACGATCTCTCGTCTTCAACATCAGAAGCAGACAGATAAAAGACCGTATTTTCAACTCCTTCAAATACCTTCCCTTCTTCTAAGCCGATAACAACCGCATCCGTTACCCCCATCCAATTCAAATTATCGACAGAGATAGTCATTATCTTACTTTTGCTGATTGACAACTTCCGGATCTTGCTTTCTTTAGTTTTAGATCCTAAAAAATCCTTACTGTTTAAAAAATCTACTTTCATGGTTATAATATTTTATATTGATGTTGCAAACATACATAACAATATCAACAATACTATTTAAAAACAGTTAAAATATGATATTATAATGCTGGTAATTTTTTAAACTGCTCCGGACTTACTTCGGATATGGTCCCACGGAAAGCAAGACGCGAACCGTAGGCCAAATCCTGGCTCGACGCATATTTACCAGCACCCGAATACGCCACGCCGCCATACGCATTCGAATCAAAATAGGAGCGCGCCAAAACAAGGGAATTGTCCGATGCCTGATAATAGCGATCTGAATAATATTTTAAATTGCTACCGCCAACTCTTGTAGGCACCACATCAAAAAACGGACCATTTTCGGCTGCTATATTTTTTATCCAACCGCTGACAGTCCCGGCGTTCACGTTGCGAGTCGAACCGTCAGGATCGGTTATTTTCCAAACTCGGTTGTTTATTTCTACACCTTCAACAAATTCACAGATACCACCAAATACGCCTTCAAGTCCTAAGCCACAAACGTACTTTGAACTTTCGTTTTTGGTATCCGCACCGCCGGTTGCGTTGCTGCTTCCCGTTGTTGTAGCCGGGCTACTTCCTGCGCCACCGGGTCCTAATACGCCTTGCAAGTTACGTGTTTTGTATTTAGCATACAACATCATAGCAATCACGCAATGTTGTTGGAAATCTATCACCTGGTATCCGGTGCCACGCGCTTTTGCGTAACTTCTGAAATCAGATAATGATACGTTCGTCGTAGGAGTAACATCACTCCAGCTATATAGTCTATTTGAAGACACATATCCTTTATATGCTCCAACAAGAGATTGCGGGACATGGATGTAAGTGCCATCGATATTATGATCAGCAAAATGATAAAGAAATTTATTATCATCCACCTTATACCATTTATACCAAAATTCTAAGAAAACGACCATCACATCACCTTCTGGTCCGGTAAGATTAGCCTGACTGCCATCAAGATACAAATTGCTGTTGTCTTCCTTCAACCTACATACAAAAACCTCTCCTCCTCCCATAGCGCTCTTGCAAAGAACTCTATAAAAGCCACTGGTAATCAACCTATTTAAAAAATCACTGTCTTCGCTTATTGTTATATTAGCCGGATCTGATACAGATTTATCAAAAACTATAAAATTATCAGTAGGTAAATACCCCCCCCTATTTTGTTAAAAAATCTTCTTCTCATAATTGTCTTATTTTGGGATAAAGATAGTTTTAATTTATGAAGATCAATAATAAGATTTCCGTATAATAAAACTATCTTTGTCAAGATATTAATTAACTAAAAAAAATTATTTATATCATGGCAGAAATGAAAATAGGTTTTGTAACCTTCAATCCGGGATCAGGTGACGGTGATCAGGCGGTTACCGTATCAGGTGAAAAATACGAAGGTCGTGTACAGCGTACGTTACAAGTAGAATTTGGTGCCGAATCCGGGGATGTTAAGAAAAGTGCTACCATAAACCAAGCTCCGGTAGCTGAGTTCGTAAAAATAGATTCTACTGCATCTGTAGGGAAAGAAGGTGGTACTGTAACAATCAACGGTACAAGTAACTCAACTAAATTAACGTTCTCCTTAACTCCAGACAAGTCTCATCCTCTGATGCTGAAAATACCAGCCTCCTATCAGGCAGCAGGCAAAGCTACCAACAACGGTGCTGTTATTGCCGACGACCCTGGTGCAACAGGGGGATTTGCTTTCAGTATCGTATTCTCCGGTATTCCGAAAAACGCTAATGTAAACGATCTGGTAAATACTCTTAAGGTGACGGCCGATGGTGGTCAGACAGCTAATACGGTTATTACCCAGACAGCAGGTGATCCGTTCTTGGAGATAGACAAGGAGGTAATTAACTTGGATGCAAACGGTACTCCTCAGACTATCAATGTTAATGCAAACATCAGGTGGACTATCACGCAAGCTGTTTCTAAGTTGGTAAGGAAAGTAATGAAATAACAATTACTTACAGAAAAAGAAAAGGGGAGCCTATTTGGCGCCCCTTTTTTCTATGCATTGTATGTAGTATTTATCTTTTTGCCTACTGACAAAAATCTTTTTAAAAATCATCTGTTTTATGATATGGACTCTTTTCCCGTCATCTAATTCCCTCCATATTTCATTAAAGATCAAATCTATTAATTCCATGACCTTCTTATCAGAGACAAGATTCTTTCTACCGGGGCTGACCCATCCATCATCAGTCATCTTACTGGCTATTTTATTAGCTATCCTGCTTAATTCACGTGGGGTGCTCATTTTAATACGTTTTTAAATATTCTACCTTTTTCACACTGAAGTATGCAGTCTCTCATGGGATGATCTTGTTCATGATCGTCACACATCGGAAATTCTTTTCCATAGGGAAAAGCGATGTGCGGGCACTGCGCCCTGAACGCATCCCAGGCCGACTTCCTCACAGCCTCAGCCCCGGCACGCACGCCCTTCTCTCTTTCCTTGGCTGGGTCAGCATACACGTTTGAAATAGCTCTTTTCTTCCAAGTAAGCATATTGTAGTAAAACTTATCCACCAGTTTCCTACCCACTACATCAAACTTCTGTCTATGAATTAAAGGTGCGACCTTAACGACGTTCTTCCTATTTTTACTAACATCGACATAAATCAGACCAGCATAAGACGGAACTTCACTTACGTCAATCATATTAGGCGGACAGGCGTAGTAGAAATAGTTTGGAGGATAGCTTATGACACCACCTACCTTAATAATGCCGTCTTTAAGAACCTTATGTTTTTTATCCTTTTTGAAGTCGTTAAAGAAATCTTGTTTAGACATCTTGACCTCTACTTCATAAGCGTACAATGATCTTGTTATGGCCAGGAAGTCAGATTCCCAATCATATATATGGAGATTGTTAATAACATACATCGGATTACTTAGCAGATCCCTATTAAGGATCTTAAGCATTTGTTGCTCTGGGTAGTTCATTGTCTTACTTTTTTAGAGGCTTGTGGCGGAATCGAACCGCCCTACGAGATTTTGCAGATCCCTGACTAAACCACTCATCCAACAAGCCATGTAGCCCAACCGGGAGTCGAACCCGGAACTAAAGTTTAGGAAACTTTTGTTATATCCGTTTAACTACCAGGCTATTTAATGTTTGCTATGTTCACACACCGCAAACACCGAGATAATTAACACTTTACACAAAATATGTACCGTTATCCAAGGAGGATTCGAACCTCCGCTAACAGAACCAAAATCTGTTGTGCTACCACTACACCATTGGACAGTGGTCCGGTAGGAGGGATTTGAACCCACGTGTAACCAACTACCCTTTCTACAAGGTATAAGCTTGAGGGGATACTACCGGATAAAATTTATGTATAAATCCTATTTTTACAAATATTAATTATGGTAGCGCGTGATAAATCAAAAATATCGGCTATTTCTCCATAAGACATATTGCGATTATTTCTCATATCCCTTATCGTTTTAGCCACATCATTATTTATCTTTCCACTATATAAATTTGACTCTTCACCCTTTCTTATTTTAAACAGCCCCAATCTTATGGCTTCCTTAGTATTATAAGAAAGTGTACACCATTCAAGATTATCATAGTTATTATTCAATTTGTTTCCATCTATATGATTTAAAACATTTAAATTTTCATCATATTTATCAACAAAGTAAATACCGACCAATCTATGAATACAAAATGATTTATACTTTCCATTTTTACATAAATTCACATAATAGTATCCTCCTTGATTTATCCTTTTCTTTAAGATCTTACTCTTTCCTGATTTAAAAGAAAAAACATCTCCGCAATCAGAAATAAAATAATCTCCATCATATCCTTTAATTTCTACTAATCTACTCATTTTATTGATTAATTATAGAACAAGTAGGTATCTTTTCAGATACCTACTCATAGGACTTAATTTTAGATACTCACTTTATTAAAAAACTCTCTCTCAACGCAAAGTTAAGTACTAACCTAAAATATGGCAAACTTTAAAACATAAAAAGATTAAAATAACTCACTTCTTTTTTTTCTTCTTCTTTTTAGTGTCTTTTACTTGTTCAGCTTCGTTTTCGGACTCCACTATATCACCGGCTTCTTCCTGAATCACATCTGTATCAAGAAGCGTATTGTATTTCACTTCTTTATTTTCATCAAATTTCTCCGATTCTGCCACATCCTTATCTGACTCCTCATCTTTATCCAATTCCGGCTCAGCGACATCGTTTTTGTCTTTACCGATTATACCTATCTGGTAGCCTCTTAATTCTACTTGCATTAATTTCAACTTCGATTCTAACTCCTGTATTGCCTTGGCTCCAACCGAAACCTCATTTTCCAAATCTCCGATTCTGATCCTGGCTTCAATCAATGCATTTGATTTCTTTTTTAATTCAAATGATATACTGTTTTTCTTTTCTTCCAAGTTACTGATTTTGTAATTAGCCTCATCAAGATCGGACTTAGCTTTGTCAAGATCAGCCTTGGCCGCATCAAGTTCTTCCGTTTTCTTCTTGACGCTTTTTATCAGCTTTTTCTGATTTTCCTTCAAGGCGTCAATCTTTTCCTTAGACTCAGAAAGATCTTTGCCAATAGATAAAATCTCTTTATCCTTTGAAGCGATATCTGACTTAAGTTCGGAAAGCCTTTCCTTGTAAAAATCAGCCTTATCCTGCATTTCCTCAATTTCTTTTGCAAGATTTTCGGATTTAATAGCTTTCTCCCTGTACATTGACAGCTTGCTGTCTGTGATGAATGTAAAACCTAACATGCTCATTTTCAAAATATTTAAACATTACTTAACTCCAGAACTACCAAGACCTTTTTCTCCACGTTCATTTCCGTCTTCTACCTCAATATCTGTCACCTCTTCCAATACCATTTTGTATTGTGGAACTATTTCCATCTGAGCTATTCGATCGTTTTTATGGATTACGGTCGGTTTTTTATTGATTTTAGTAAGATTAACCATATACTCTCCTTTGTAGGTAAATTCGCATTTACCTGGCGCGTTAGTAACTACCACTCCCTCGTCAAAAGAGAATCCTGATCTTCCTTCTACATTCACGCACCATCCTTCTGGAATATTCAACTTGAAGCCGGTTCCGATTCTAACAGAATAGCCTTGATATAAGGTAATTGATTCAAAATCGGAAGGAACATCTATTTCCACTCCCATATCATTCACCATCTTCACCACTCTATATGCACGAATATCACAACATGCATCGCCATCATGTTTGTATTCAGGTATCACGACATCAGGATAAAGTTTCTTAATACCTACCTGCACAGTCTTCTGATAACCTGGAGTCAAATACGATTCAGGTATTTTATTAACAACCTTATCTTCTTTTTTATGTTTGTTGTTCTTTTCAGAAACAGTATCCTTCTTGCTATCTTCTTTTTCAGAAAGAAGTCTTTCAATATCTTCTAACTTGTCCATAATTATATTTTTATAGTACAATAAACAATACCTTCTTTTTTTATATCCTTCGTTGATTCATAACACTCACGAAAAGTACTTATGTCTGCATCATTAGGATCATCGACCCACTCATCTCCTTGCTTATATTTTTCTCTGGTTTCTGAGTAGATCATACATAATTTATCCCCATGCTTCGCCATAATCCTTTCTTCTGTCACTTTCCTACGAAGTTTAATAAGGGGAAATCTTGTAACTATTTCTACCATCATTCTACACAATCTTTAAAAGCCCAAGAGATGTTATTCTCCTGGGCTGATGTTTATATTAAAATGGAAGGTCATCTTCTTCCATAGGAGGGAAGTTCGGCATCTGTGCTTGCGGCTGTGGCTGCGTCTGATGCTGAGGCTTGGTGCTCCTTGTAGTAGGTGCCGGGGCAGGTGCAGCCGGCTGAGCCGGGGCCTGATACTGAGCAGGCTGTTGAGCAGGCTGTTGGTAATTCTGATACGGAATAGCACTCGGAACAGACTTGGGTTGTTGAACCTGTTGAGACGCTGCCGGCTGCTGGGTATAAGTCTGAGGGGCTGTAGGCTCTTGCTGAGTATTTCCTCCTAAACCTAATTTAGCCATTATACCTGCTCTGATATCTTTAATAGAAGCATTGAACCTGTTTGAATATTCAGTAATCTTCTGATAAGTAAAGTTGTTTTGAGCTGAATAATCGAGGCTTTTCTTGCCATCAAATCCCGTAACCTCAACAGGGTCAGGCCAGCCATTTACGCCTTTTTTATAAAAACGTTCAACAAGCTGATCTTCTTCTCCGTCTACTCCGGCATATGCAATAATAAGTTCTGAAGAACCAAACTCATCTTCTTTCTTCTTCTTAAAGACATTGAAATAAATTTCACGACTAAAATCGATATTTTCGTAGTATTTTACGAAGCTCTTAACAAAGCCCTTGATATTTCCTTTTTGATTTACGAGAGGTATGGAAATACAATAGTTTTCATTAAGCTCGTAATCTTTTAATACGATAAGGAAATTAGTAACAGTATTTCCATTAGAGAAAGTACTTGACTTTAACCCGATGTAGTTGATGTACCCAACTACTCCATTATAATACTCTTTCCAATATCCTGCCGGCTGACCGCTATTAGGATTTATGTGCTGAACAAAACCTTCTTTTGGTTCGTTACTTTTTTCATACAAGTTACCATCTGAATTAATATACAAATAATAAGTTGTACCAAAACTTCTGTTTTCTCTAAAAGCCATATTATTAATTGTTTATAGATTATACAATGTTTGATTTAAGACGTATGTTGATTCGTATTTAGGATTGAACATCTTTATCATCTTATACTGATCAGACCAATCCATGACAGTATCTCCTTTTATAAGTGATTTTACGGAAGACAGTATATTTTCCTTACCGATAGAAAAATTAAAACACGGACCTTCGAGCGCATTCAAAGGCATTGATTCCATTATCTTTTTTCTATTTCCAAAATCCTCAGACATTACCGTTATGCCGTTTTCTTCATCTACCTTGACATTAACAACATTATCCACCAAAGTCATGGAATTAAGAACCGATATAAGTAAATCCCGGTCAAACTTAACTCTCGACGATTTTTCGAATTTGCTACATACGTATTCGTAGTTAGGATACTGTTGTTCTACGTTCATATCCGATATAATTACATTATCAAAGCATAAGAACGTCCTAACTCCATCTGTAGAAATACTGATCTCCGTATCTTTATCAGATAGAAAGCGGTACAAGATAGAAGCCGCAACCTCGCTTAGCATAATCGACCTTTCTTCTGATGCATTAGCATACTCTTTCCTGTTTATAAACAGACGGAACATATCAGTAGAAACAATGTCAATATAGTCCTTCTTCACATTAAGAAGAATCGAGCATATAGCTGGTCTAAATTCATCCGATCCAACAAACGCAAAAGATCTTTTCATAGACTGAATGAAAGACGAACTCATAACACGAATACCGTCACCTACAGGATAAAAGAAATCAGGGAAAGCCTTATCCTCAATCCAAGTAGAAGAAAAAGATCCTCTATCGTATTTAAAAACGATACTGTAATCGTTTTTAATCTCTATCTCTATATCCTGGTTATGATTTTTAAAAAACGAAATAAGAGTCCCGGCATCTACTAAAAGAGAAAACTTCTGGTCACAAGAAATATCAGTATTCACATCGAAAATATCATCCGTATATGTTATACGTTCGTTCATGGCTTGTATCCGGATATGATCAAAATATAAAGTAATTTTTATATTCGATGTGACACAATCCTTTAAAACCTTATCAAACATCTTTGAAATGTTTGAAAGTTTCTCATTCATTAGTATGCCAGGAACTCTTACTTTCATTTTTTAAAACTTACGATTATGACTATCTAACACTGCAAATGTATTATTTTAAAATCTAATTACGAATTAATTGGATTTAAAATGATTTAAAATAGATTAAATGGTTCTTCTTGCTGCTTCTGCTATAAGCATCGCATCGACTATACCGTCATGGGCTGTCTTACATCTTTCGTTTTTAACGAACGTATCGTTTGGCCACAGCCTTTTAGCGCAAGCCAATGACGTTTTCTTAGTATTTACCTTACTGGCCTCCATGACCTTATCAGAATGCGTCCAAACCAATTTCTGCCATGTTTTAGGGGCTATGAAATTAACGGAGCAACTTATGTCCGTAAATGCCATGCAAAGGGACAGGAACAGCCCATGTAGCTGGCCTTTGTTCTCCATGAGAGAGGCTGTAGAGGACGTGCTGACCCCGTACAGTGCGTGGACGTCCTCTATGACAAACACTACCCTATCAGGATTGTTTTCTACGATCGTATCCCGGCAAAAAACATATTCTTTAGTCAAGTCTACTGGTCCTGAAGCTGATATTCTTGGAGTTGAGATTCTCGATATTAGTTTGCTGTCTTGATCGATGCAGGCTATGGCTCCATCTTTTCCTGGGTCTGCTGCTATATATAGTATCATAATGCACTAATTTAGATTCATGTCAATTTTGCCAATGCTGTCATCATCTTCAAAACCTCCATTGTCTGTAAGTTCGTAATCAATAGCCACAGCACCGTTACCAAGGATGTAAAAACCTTTAAACATCTTTCCTATTTCAATAGGATACACGACATTTACGTCCCTTCCAATATCCTCAAACGGCATAGCGATATCTTCTGTATTAGCATCCTTCTGTTTTGCTAATACACCAACGGGTATATTTTCACCTTTTATAGATGCGTATGTAACCATATACAGAACATCGTTATTAACAAACGCCCTATCACTACTTACCTTATCCAAGCTGACATATATAATATGTTTTATAAAACTATTGATATCTCCACATATGTTAATAGCTTCTACTTCTTTAGGAATAACGACTTCCACTTCTTCTGGTTTTATATTTTTCTTTTTCATTGCATTAATCTTTTTGTATTTTGCTTTACTTCTTCAACAAGATCCTGATCTTTCATCATCTCTTGCTTAAGTTTCTCATTCTCCTTAATTCTTTTCACTCTATCGGCAAGAATCTTTTTGTATCTTTTATCCGATATCTTTATAAACCAAGGACAGTTCCTTGATGGAATCCTTTTACATGGATAATCAGTTAGACCATTTGGCCCAAACTGCTCGCATCGGTTACATTTCTCTTCGCCCGTCATTGTAATTATATTTTAGGAAAACATTCTTCAAGTTCTCTATAAGAGCACTCTACTACAACAGAATCTCCTTTAGGGAGAAATACTAAAATAGAATCGATAGAAAAAACGCTATCTACTTTTCTTACAAGTTGGCCATGCTTGTAAGAAGACATGACCAACCTAATCCCATACGAATCTGAATAAGATCCTTTCCTACATGGAATTATGTTTTCAACGATATAATCAAAACCTCCGATATTAACTTCATCTCCAGCATTGATTTCCATGATAGGAACCATTTTAACTCTACGATCTATGCTTATTTTCATTTAGCGACTTCGAATTTTATTTGCTCCTTCGGTTCATAATTCCATACCTCAAAATCATCAGCTACAAAATCATAAAACCCTTTCCCTTCCATACGAGATGAGATAGTGACCTGCGGAACCGGGCCGAATAGAGATCGACGGAGGAGCTCGTTTGCCTGTTCTTCGTGACGGTCATACACATGCATATCTTGAATGAAATGAGTGAAAACTGCGGGTCTTAACCCGGCGTCATGAGCAAACATCATCATCAACGCCGCATATTGAGCTACATTCCAGTAAGAAGCTGTAATCATATCCTGGCTGCGCTGGTAAAGAGTCATATATAACTCATCTCCTTTAACAGATAAATTAATCTGGAACGCGCATTCTTGAAGTGGCTTAAGACTATTAGTTTCAGGATCGAACATAGATGCTACTATTCTTCTTGATGAACGATCATTCTTGAGTGACCAAAGAATGAAGTCTGTTTGGTTAAGAAAACCGTAAAGACCATCATGGATATCTGTCATACCATCTGGAGCTTTTCCGGTACCCATATAAACATGTCTGTTCACCATATCTCCATAACATCCTTCTATCTTTCCATTATCATCAGCCCACTGATCCCATATATGAAGACCAAGATCTTTGATATCTACCGATCTTTTTTGCCAAATCCACAATATTTCTTTTATGGAGTTTTTAAGATTAGTAGGTCTAAGTGAACCAAGAGGAAATTCCCGGCGAAGATCGTACTGGTTACATACTTGTAGGATACGCTTCACCTTGACGCCTGTCCCGTCACCGTAGACCGGTCGCTTTACCTCTTCCCACGGCTGGCTCATTATAAGAGCCAAATTGTCTTGAAATATTTTATCTACTCTTGCCATGTTATGAAAAATATTAAATTCAATAAAACTTATTAAATTTCTTTATAAGTTTCAAAATGTACTTCTTAGCAAAATACATTCGTAATCCTTACCGGGTTAAACAATAACCCTCTATCGATTATCCTACGAATTGATTCACAGGAATCACCGACTACTTTTCTCATAATGTTTAATGCTCCATTTACGTCTGCATTTATGAGTTTTCCTACCGAGGATTGAAACAATCCTCGGTTCTTCCTCTTTCCTAAATAGCTATCATGTTTTTCTATCTTCTCAAATGCCAATGAATCACATTTTGAAGTATATGATTCTTCATGAATAACTATTTCAATACCAGCTAATTCGCATTTGTATTCTAAGTAACTCACCAATCTCGCAAAAGGGATTTGTGTGAATTTCTGGTTATTCCTTTTTCCCATATTCACATTCTGTTTCCATCCCTTGTTATAGCCTACAACTAATTTTGTTATCTTGGAATCGATAAGCAAATCAACTATCTTTCTACTGATTTTATGAAAGACATCTTCTATGTACTGTTCTCTATCATAATATAATTTCTTTATTCGTTTTGTTGTTCCTTTTATCTTTTGTAAATCTTTGATACTATTTAATTTAGCAAGTGTTTTATTAAATAATTGATTGTATGATTTAACAAATTTACCACTAAACAAAACAGCAAAATCCTCACTTATCAATGTTGCAAGATTGTCAATCCCTAAATCAATCGAAGCGACTTTCTCTTCCTTACCTTTAGATACTCCAGTATCTTTTACCTCATAAATGATTTCTATTTTATATCCACATGATAATGGTTTTATTCTAATCTGTTTGAAATCTTTTATCAAATCAGAATACTTCTCATATTGAGGAATGCTTATTGAAAGATCTTTTGATAGGATTATTTTTCCATCTTTTATTTTACAACTCTGATTCGGATAATACAAATTAAATTCAGAACCTCTCTTTTTATAATTTGGAAGACCTGGTTTTTCTTTGTATTTGTTGGGATTTTTCTTGTAATCTTGGACCGATTTGTAGTAACCTTTAATGTTTTTATCAAGAATACGAAGAATTTGTTGTGAACATTGCGCCTTTAATAATTTGTAATTAATATCTCCATCCAAATTATGGTTATTTTTCATGATAGCATCAAGTTCAAAATAGGACAACCACTTATCTTCTTTAGAAAGTGTTTCTCTGAAAATATACAATGCCTGATTGTACAAGTTGTTGCTAATCTTGCACAAAAATGATATATTTTCATTTTCCCCTATGTTGAACTTATATACTAATATCATGATTTTTAATACATTAAATATTATCTATAAATCATATTTCTAAGATACATATTCCATTTATATTACAGAATAGAATCAATTATTTTTAATGTTATTTTGCATCATATTCTTATTAGGTACTTATATACTATAGTATCACCATCTCAAGGTTATGCCAACAAACAAGAATCATTAAAAATTCTAAGAGGAATGGTTATAAAGACGATTAATTTCTTCTTGTTCTAAACACGGACCACCTACAACTTTCTCTGTTGCTTTTCTTTGTCTAACAAAATCTTCAGCTTCGGAAAAAGTTGTAGCATAAATATATCCACCATACTTTTCTCCATTTATATCAAATTCTGTCACAAACTTCTTTTGTTTTTCTTCTTTTGTTTCCATAACTGTAATTTTTAAAAGCAAATAATTGATTGATTTATAAAAAGAAATAAAGCGGTGATAAACTAAGTTACCTTAACCAACTACCATCCAATCATCAGCCAACATATCTGATTGCGAAGCTAACCATCCATTTACAATATTATCGTTAGCATCTTTCATGCACAGATAAGAACAGAATTTAATCATGTTGGTTTCATCTATGTCATAATAATCTTTTACGTACTTTTTAAACGAATCCGGTAATGACTTTACTCTATTAACTATCGTATCAGTAGACAACCAATCTTCCGGGCGCTGAAAGACAAACATTCCCTTACCGTTCCATCCTGAACGTGCAATTAACTTACCTTCTTTTACTGCCTCTAAAGCTTCTCCAAATTTCATAACTGTATTTTTTTATAAATTAAACTCTTCAAAATCTATTTCAGATCCGGTTGACAAATTGATCATTGACTTCTCAAGTTCTTCCATTGGAATAGGATCAACAATTCCATCATTTGAAAGTGTTTTCTTGTAGAAGTCGTTTACCACCGGATCGCTTGTTTTTATTGTCTTAGGAATAGGTTGACGAAGATACATTCCTTCAAGCGATTTTACTCTTGAAAGAGCTGTATATAACTGACCTGTTTCGAAAGAGTTGGATACGTCCATCATCGCCGCATCTAAAGTTAGGCCCTGGCATTTATGGATAGTTATGGAGTAACCGATTTTTATCGGATACTGAGTAATAGATCCAATTACCTCAGACTCCACTTTATACCCGTTTCTGACGTATTTTACTTTATCAAACGAACATGGAGTAATAATAACCTTGGTATGTTCTTCATCTTTAGGACGATCAAGAACTACTTCAATCTCCCCATTTTTAATAGAAGACACAACGCCAAGAGAACCATTGACATACTCTCCTCCGTTTCTAGTGATCATAACCCTGGAACCTTCTTTTATAAGAAGCGTCTTTTCAACAGGAGCTTCTTTAGGATAATCACCTTTTATAATAGCTTCGAATTTTCTTAATGATCCAGGTACCGAATTTATTCTCATTTCATTAATGGCCGTAGCCTTAGCGTTGGTTGTAACGATCTCAACATACCCGGCACTATTTTCAGGCTGAATACATCTGCTATTTAACGTACTAAACACATCATCGTCCATCTGACCATCACGTACCTTATTAAGGATGCTGATAAATTTCTCATCTTTCTGGCGATATATTTTTTCAAAAGAAACCATTTCCATGCCAGAAGCCATAAGAGACTTAGAGCTGAAGAAATAAGATGTATCGTATATTTCTCTAAAGAAATCTTCTTTGATTACAGGTGGTAACTGAAATAAGTCTCCTACCATAATAAGTTTCACACCGCCAAACGGATCCTTGTCTCCTCTTGCATGACGAAGAACGTCAGCTACATTATCAAGAAGATCAGGTCGAACCATAGAAATCTCGTCTATGATAAGATATTTTATATTCTGTAAAATCTTTTCGGATTCTCCTCTGAACTTGTTTTCACAATTGTCCATAAACTTGCCATTCCTTATCTCTGGAATGTAAGGTTGCATACCGATTCTGAAAAAAGAATGAATGGTTTGACCGCCTGCATTAACAGCAGCAATACCGGTAGGAGCGACAACAACCGCATTTTTTAATGCCGGTATAATACGTTTAAGGAAGAACGTCTTCCCTGTACCTCCTTTCCCTGTAATAAAAAGCGGTTTAGGTGACTTACAAATAGACTTAATAGCCTTTCCTTGAGCGACATTACCTTCAGACATAACTGAACGAAGAACGCATTCCATTAGTTTTTTGTTGTAACTTATAGCCATATTTTTCTGATTTTGTTCTATAAAACAAAAGTATGAAAATAAGATAAAACATAAAAAATAAAATGAATTAATTAGAATTAAAAAGAAATAATAAATTAGATAAGTGGCTTTGTAACAAATTCTAATATTCTATTCTAACATATCATTTCAATAATCATATCATCTTTATTTTTAGGCATTACCATATTAACAACATGCCCCAATACAGAATAAGACCATTGCCTATATTTTCGAATAAGTTTTCGAACAAAGAACTCGTCATAATCCTCCTCCATATCATATATAGCACATTCTTCTAATATTTGTTCCTTTTTTATATTAAGGAATAATAATGCTTCTCTTATATAATCTCTTATTCTTCTGAACTTCAAATAATCTCCAAATTTCCTAAATATCAAATCCTTAATTTTAATAAGTAGATTTATTTTAAATCTTCCATCTTTAGTCATAAACTTCCTCACCCCCCTTCTCTTCTTTAGGTTTTGAAGAATAAATTCAGCTACAGCACATACCTTCGATTTCGTCCTCTCCTTTCTTGCTGTATCACATCTTCTCTCTCCCCTTACTTTTTTAACACAACGAAACCTGGTTTTACTAACAAACATATCTCGATATTTCTCTCTGGCATTCTTGAGATATCTTGCGTACCCTATTCTTTTTACTTCTCTTATCTCACTTATGACAACATTTGTTATATAATTAAGATCCTCTATGTGAGTAGTTGTAATACCAAAATATGTCACTCTGAAAAAATAAACAATACCAGACGCTAACTTATCATAATCTACTTGAATGCTTGAAAACGGGTTTGCATTGGCTAAAATATACGCTACTGTTTGCATCTTGAACATCCAATACATATTGGAAGGAGCCTCCCATACACCAGTCTCTTCAAACTTTTTAATTCTATCTTTATGCCACTCATCTCTGGCATATTTAGGAATACCAGGAAAAATCAATGAGTTTTTAGACTGCCTGATAGCCATCTTCCCTTCCGATACCTGACGAGCCTCAGAAGGTGTAAGCGAGAAATTTCTCCTTAAAAGCGAAAAATTTGATTCACCATTAATTGTAATTGAAATTATGTCAATATCTTTGTCCATATTTGAGTTTTTAAATTTCTGCAAATATAGCAGAAATTAATATACGATGTATCATACATGTATATTAATTTAAAGCTCCGGTCTGAGATAGATAGGAGCTTTTATTATTGTTGACATTATTTAACACACAAGGCGGTTGGTAATAGCCTCATTTTCAGCAAGTGGCAATTTGGATATATAACATACTTCGTATGTATATAGCAGAAAATAAATTTTCAACTATATAATAGCTTAAATGGATTTAATCTATTTACTTTCGGGAACACTCATGCGGTTCCCGCATTCGTATTCCCTTCTATGTATAATTATTACACTACATATGGATTTATAATAAATATTTCATTTTGTCATCATATGTTTGATTTATCAACATATGATGACAAATATGATGACAAAATGGATAGTAAAATACAAAATGTTATTACAAACTAATTCCATGAGATAAGCTGGACAGGCGGCAGGCACAGGGCAGGCCCGTGTCACCGCACCGACAGCCCCGGCAGCAGGGATAGCTTTTTATGTGGAACGATTAACCTTATTATATATATAAAATACGTTAATTTTAAATTTATAAATCCTTAATCCTTATCTTTGTATCAAAACGATAATCTCATGAAAGAAAGTGATAATAAAGATGTTAGTAATAGAGCTTATAGGCTTTTAGTACCTTATTCCAATACGGTAGATATGGCGAAGAAGATACTTCTGTTTTATAACGGATACTTAATGGCCTCCGGTAATGAGAAGAATGTCATAGATGCGAGGCACTTAAATCTTCTTGCCTATTATTTTGTGTTTGGATATTCGTATGAGACGAAGAAGAAGTTTTCTCATTGTTTCAGTACCGATCTTCAATATGTATCGGTTTTGGATACGGAGATGAAGAAGCGTGGTATTTTGATTGACCGTGAAGGGAATTACAGGACAAGGTGTTTGTGCCCGGATATAGAGAACATGCGCCGTCTTTTTGTATTGGAAGGTTCAAGAGATCAATGTGCGTTGGTTTCTTTGTTTTACAGAAAGAAAACTTTTGAAGCCGATGCCGAAGAATGATTTCCCTATATCATTTGAGTCACATATTATAGATGATGTGATGGATAAGACCGGGGGCGTTTACGACCGAAACCAAATACGTGACGTTTTCAGAGCCAGTATTTCTTATGCCAATAACTTATGTACGTACACAGATAACGTGTCTGTATCGTTCCCGTATGTGGGTGATATGGTTTGTAACCTTCATGAGATGGAGAGGCGCAAACATAACCTTGAGCGTCTTAAATCCAAGGTAGAAAAATTATCTAAGTATCAGGAAAAAGAACTTCAGTGCCTTGATATTAAGATAAGGATGATAAAGGATGCTTATGACTCAGGTGAGATAAAAGGTGGGGATATGTTGATAAAACACAACAAATTATCTATCTTTAAATCTCGTAAGGGTCATAGTTTTAGTGAAATACAAAATATTCAAGAACAGGAATTTAACAGATAAGTCATGAAAAAGATTTTGCAAGCGGAAGTTATATACGATGCTTTTATGGATACGATATTAAAAAAACTTCCAAGAAAAAAAGAAGATTATCCTGATTGGTACAAGGAACGTCTTGAAAAGTGTGAGGGATGTAAATTCAATACTAAGAACGTCCCTAACTCTATGCTTCCTCTTTCTTTATACGTAAGCAAGAAAATAGGTAAAAATCGTTGTTCGGTATGTACGTGCTTCATCAAGCAGAAGGCCTGGAGCAAGACAGAGGAATGTGCGCTTGGGGAGGGGCTTCCCCGTCCTTCGTGGATGGATCGTCAGTATTCTATTGATTTTTATGATGAGAAATCAAGATGGAATAGATTGGAACTTATCACAATGGATTCTGATGAATTTAATGTTATTTCTACAGATGACAAGCAATACAATATTGACCTCTCTAAAGACGGTAAATCATTTGAAATCATTTTCGAACCGATAGAAAAAGGGAACAGTATAAGGTTTTCATTCGTTCTTGAGTCAAAGCATGATATGAAGATAACAGCATCAGAGACATCTTGTGGTTGTACGTCATCTAATTTGAATATCATAGACTCCCGTCACTTTAAGTTCAATATAGAGATACATACAGCAGGATTTGGAATAGGAAGATTCGTAAAGCACATGACTGTTCACTATCAAAAAGATGGGTCTAAAAAAGAGGAAAAAATTCCGTTTAATTTTGAAGGTACTATAATTCAAAAAAGTTAAGTTATGGGCGGATGTGGTAAAGCAAGGCATTTACAATGCGAGGATAAAAGGAAGTCCTTATTTTCTATGTTGCAGGCATCTTGTGACGATCTCCCCGATTATTCTGCCGGGGACATTCTCTATGCCGTACTTAGATCTTTTGCAAAGAAAAGAGGATTGTCTGTTTCTTTTTTAAGGACGTTGACAGACAGCGAGCTTTTTGAAGTGGCTGATTATAATTTATCAATAGAGTTGATGGACGTTATTATTCATGATAAAAAGGTTCTTGATAATGAAGAAGATTGATTTTGATTCAGATATAAAGCATCTTATTTCTTATTACAACCATCTACTGTCTGCGCAAGACAAGGTGGGAGAGGAGATGGAAGATCTAACTAAGGATATTATTAGGAAGAAGGATGAGGAAGACAACATAGAGTTGGAAGACTTTATTGATTTGGAGGAAAAGTCGTTTATGACCAACTTGTATCAACAAGAGATGCTGAAAGTATCTTCTTCTATAAAGGCAGTTTACAGGTTATCTATTAACGCCGGTCATGATCTTAACATAGATGATGACAGCAAGAAGATTCTTGACAGGATAGTAAACGACGGAGAATCGGATTTTATTATGTACGTTGATAATAATACTGATTCTGTTATGTTCAAGGAAGAATCTATTGAGGAAGGAATAAAAAACATGTGTAAGTATCGTGTTGATCCATCTTCTCTTGAAGACAGGTTTAATATGCTTAAGTCTCAGTATGAGGCTTTTTTAAAAATGGTGAACAATGAAGGTAAGAAAGCCGACTAACGATGATGTCTCTTACGTAGATCGGAAACTTCTTGTGCTAAGGGATCAGATAGATAAGGCTGAACGTTATCTATCTGAAAACCCTTGGGATAAAATAGAAGATTCCGATAAGAGGGAGAAAGAATTTAGGTTTCAAAAGAGCTTGTCTGATAGCTTAATGCAATGGACTGAATCTTATATTAAGATGTGTGGGATAATGGATGTCTATAATCAGCTTGAGGCTGCCAAAAATAAGAAAAGCCTAAAAGGAGGACAAACAGTATCAGGTATTCAGTCTTTTGTTAAGAATGAGGCTAAGAGCAAGCTCGATAAGTAGTTTTGTCATGAATTTTGATAGCAAAGAACTTTATATAAATATGGGTAACGATATCCCGTTATGGAATGACCTTTATTCTTATGAAGAGCAAGACGATGATGTCAAGCAATTCTGGGAGAATGAGGCTATGAAACTCCTTAACGGTGTTACCATAAATGGTGTATTTATCCATCCTTGGCTATACTGGCATATCAATTTCTGGAAGATGATGATTGACGTAGGAGATGATCGTATTCCTGGAAATTCTCAGCTTCGTGATAATGAATGGATGTTTGCCGAATTTCTAAAGCAGGCGGAAGAAGAGAATAAAGGAATATTCATGTTCGGGTGCCGTCGTTTTGGAAAAGCCCTTCTTGACTCTGAGATACTTTATCTTGAGGACCGGGAAAAGATGATAGGAAATATCGTTGTAGGGGATAAGATATATGACGATAAAGGTAATTTGGTAGAAGTCGTAGGTGTCTATCCTCAAGGGAAAGTAACTACATACAGAGTCGTATTCGAAGACGGTCGTAACGTTATTTGCTGCGGTAATCATCAATGGCGTGTCAATCATGGAGGAAAATGGCATGTTAGGAGTCTTAGAGCCATAGCCGGATTGGATTATAAGAGTATGTCTATTCCAGTAGGTGAGGCCCTGAACTACCCTACGGCAAAGCTGCCGGTTCCACCGTCGGCCTATGCCTCGATGCTGGCGGCTTATCTCGGTGGCTATGGTGGGGATATGTTTTTTGATAAATACGTTTGTAAGAAGTTTTTAAGATCGTCCATAGATCAAAAGAAAGATTTTATAGAAAACTTCATTCGTTCTTTCAGAAACGTAGTAACCGGAGAAGAAGAGCTTACGTTGTCTCATATTGATATGGATGTCATAAATTTTGTACAACGTATGTTTTGGGCTTCAGGTTGGTATGCTAAATTGGAGGGGAACAAACTTATACTATCAAGGAATCGTAAGGAATTAAAAATAAGATCCATATCGATATACGGAAAGGAGCATGCCACTTGTATAACCGTTGATAATGATTCTCATTTATTTTTGACCACCAATTACATCGTTACTCATAATACGGCCATAATGAGTTCTCTTCTGGCTCGTAATGCTACAATGACGTACAATTTGACGCATAATGTTATTGGAGCAAGTAAAGAAGACCTTGCCAATATGGGAGAGTATCTTGAGTTTGGACTTGATAATCTTCCTCCTTATCTTACTATAAACAGGACCGGTAACGACTGGACTAAAGAAGTTGTTTTAGGTACAAGAAACATCAATAATCAACGTGATGTTCATGCCAGAATAAGAATCACTAACGTTGATGATGGAAAGACGCGAGGCTCATTGAAGACCGCAGGCGGAACTCCATATACGTCTATATATGATGAGGTAGGTAAATTTCCGGTGCTTGGAGCATGGCTTGCCGGTAGGCCGGCTCATATGATGCATGGTAGAATGAGGGGCGTTTGTTTGATGGCTGGATGTTGTTGTGCTGGTACAATAGTGTACAAATCAAACGGAGAACCGTGTAGGATAGAGGATTTAAAACAAGAAGATGGAATAATAGGATTCGATAATATATCATCAAAAGCTGTAAGTCAAGACATAACATGGATGAAACCTCCTGCCGAGAAAGAGTGTTATAGAATAACAACAAAAAGAGGAAGGGTACTTGAATGTAGTGGGGATCATCCCATATTGACTGTTGTAAAGAAAAGGAAGGGTAAATTTAGGTACTTTGGATCTGATTTTAGAAGGGCTGATTCTCTTAGAGTTGGACGTAAAATATGTGTATCAGATGGTGTGGATATATGGGGAGATAAAAAAATGTTTGATCCATACCTTGTTGGCATTCTAATAGGGGATGGGAGCTATGGTTTTGATAAGACTCCTATTGTGTCTACCAGTGATGATGAGGTGTATGATTATATACGATCTAAATATGAGTGTTGTATAGAGAAACAGTATAAGACTAAGGACGGAAAAGACTATAGGGAAATAAGAATAAAAGGTATATGCCATGAGTTAAGGGAACTTGGTATATATGGTCAGACTAAAAAAAACAAAACACTTCCATTAAATATACATTCATATAGGAGAGAGGATGTTATTATGATGATTAGGGGGTATTTTGATGCTGATGCTACTTTTTATTCCAATAGTGATAAAAAACTTCATCGTATAAGTGTAGGCTCTTGTAATAAGCATCTTCTTGAAGAGGTAAAAGATGTTCTTTTTAAATTAGGAATACATAGTACTATTTCTTATAGTCCGTCTAAAAACCCAGCAGATAGATCAATTATTCTTGATTCGTATGTATGTAATATATTGGATAAATTATCCATGCTTAAATATTGTGATATAATTGGAACAGATATAGGGTATAGAAGAGAGAAACTTGACTCTATAAGGAAATTCTGTTCTAATTTTAGCACATTTGGATCTTTTAGATCAAAGTATATAGATGGAGTGATAATAGAAAGGATAGACAAGATAGAGTATATAGGGATTAAGCCTGTTTACAACCTCACTGCATCAGATACTCACACTTATATAGCAAATGGTATTATAACCCACAATACTGGAGGTAACGTAGAAAAGTCTCAAGATGCACAGAAAATCATGAACTCTCCGGACGAATATGGATTTATTATAATGAATTATGATATTCTAAATAAGAGAGTTATTAAACCAACATGGCGTATATGTAAATCCGGATGCTTTGTTCCGGCCCAGATGTCTCATGCGTATGAGAAGAAGGAAACGACTCTTGATAAGTATCTTGGAGTAGAGAATGCTCCCGGTCTTAAGAAGATAAAAATAAAAGTTTCAGACTTTGATAAAAATACTGGAATAATAAAATCACGTCTTGACGAACTTGTCAAAAAGGATAGAGCTTTATACGTCCAGGAACGAATGGCATTCCCTTTGTCTATAGATGATTGTTTCCTTAATACGAACGTAAATAGGTTCCCTGTAGAAGATGCGTTGAAGCACAAAAGCCGTCTTCTTGAAGAAGGTAGGCCTGGTAAAACAGTGGATATTTATCAGATAGACGGCATGAAAATGGGGTATAATTTTAGTGATAAGCAGCTTGCTGATTATCCGTTTCAAGGTGGTAACATAGATTCTCCTGTTGTTATATATGAGGATCCACCAGAAGAAGGAGGTGTTTTTGATTACACTTATGTCTCATCGCTTGACCCCTATAAATCTGACAAGGCTGATACTGATTCTGTTGGTTCGTTTTATGTACTTAAAAGATATGTAAAAATCAACGATCCATTTGCTTATTGCATAGTAGCATCATACGCATCACGTCCTCCATCTTCCGATGATTTTTGTAGGAATTGTGAAATACTTCAAGAAGCGTATGGGGCCAAGTGTCTTATGGAGAATGCCGACCGAATGTATGAATTTTATCTTACGAGACGAAATAAGCAGCTTATGTTGCTGGAAGATGGCGAACGTCTTGCCGGTAAGATTATCCGTGCCGGAGCCCGTCAGAACAATAAGCTCGGTTTGGCTCCTACGGTTCCCAATCAGCGTATGCTTTTCAATACCGTTATTCAATATTGTTGGGAGGATGTTGTTGTTGGGTATGATGATGATGGTAATGAAATAACACAGAAAGGTATTTACCGTATCCCTGATATAGAACTTCTTGATGAGATCATAGCCTTCGGCCCCGGGACCAACACCGACCGTATCATAGCCTTCGGCCACGCTCTTCTTCTGGCTAAGTATTATGATGATATGGGTTACATGCCTGAAAGTACGACTCAGAAGGAGAATCAAAAGAAGAGAGAGCGCAAGAAGATAGAACAGGTCAAAGGATTTACGGTAAGAAGACATAACCCTTATAAAATGAGGTGACGAGAACAAATTCCTTATCTTTGTGAAAAATAGGATAATAGGATGGAATATTTCAATAGAGATCAGGCTTTTCCGGCCAGAGGAGTATTTTCAGGTTTGCCGGTACAGGCGATACCTACCAAGAGAAAAACCAAGGAGTGGTTTAAAGCCACTATGGATTCTCTTGAATTGATTGGTTTGAAGCAGCTTGATGAGAACCAGAAGTTCAAGGATTTTTATAGAATGATGGAAGGTAAGTTATCCTTTATGGAGCTGAAAGACGTAATTCCTTATCTTAAGGATGTTCAGTCTATAAGGGACAATGTAAATATTCCATCATTCTTACGTCATTATGATATAATAGGTACGATCGTAAACGCTTTTGTAGGATGGTTGGGCAACCTTTCTGACAAGTATAATGTAGTTGGATTGGACGAATCTGAAGTGAATCAGTATTCTGCCACGAAGGAGAATCTCCTTCATAATTACATTAAAGAGGAATTGGACAGAAGGGTTAGGCAAGAATTGTTAAATAGGGGATTGGATCCGGATTATAATAATTTTGCAAGCGAAGAAGAAAAGCAGGCTTATGCTCAACAGATACAAGAGGTGAAAGCATCTATGACCCCTCCTGAGATAGAGAATTTCATGAATACAAAATGGAAGACTGCCGAGGTTATATGGGGTTCTCATACGCTTGAAGCAGACAGGGGGCGTTTTTACATGGATGAGATAGACACCGAGAATTTCATCGACTATCTTCTTACCGGTCGTTGTTTTAGAAACTATCATGTAGGATACGACTATTATAAGCCGGAGAGATGGTCTCCGTTGAATACGTTTTATTCTAAGACATTAGATAGCAAGTATCCGCAGTACGGTGATTATATTGGTCGTGTTCATTATTATACTGCCAATGATATTATAGTAAGGTGGGGGCATCTTCTTACGGCAAAAGACAAGCAAAAGCTTATAGGAGGTGCTGATAATTTCAATGGTACTTATAACAATGGTGATAATGGAAGCTATGTAAGTTTATCCAAATCGGCGAGTGTAGGGATGTTATATCAGAATAAGGTAATACCTTGGAAAGGATATAATGATTATGCTTCTATAAAAGCTTATGAGGATTATTACGGTATTCCAGCCGGCACATATACCGGATACGATAGTAATGGCAACGAATATCACAGAACCAGATTCATGCCAAATTTAGAGCATGGTAATTATTATAACCGTGCCCAGAGTTTAAGCGACGAGCATGTTCGTAGTGATTTGTATCAGGTAACTGAATCATATTGGGTATCCCCGGCTCAGGTGTATGTAATTACCTACCAAACTGAAACCGGATTAGTAACTACCGAAATGGTAACCGACGAGCTTCTTCAGGACTTTTTACAGGAAAATGGTATTAAGAAAATTACCAGAACCATGAGTAAGGGAATGGAGAACCCGGAGATTAATACCTATTTCGTAGATTACGTTCCACAGGTAAGGTACGGGGTTAAAATAAGTGGAGGTGCCCTCGCTCAGGACAACCTGTATCTGGATGGAGAACCTATCGATCACCAGATAAAAGGGGATAGCAACATCTATGACTTTGTTTTACCTGTTGCCGGATATATCGGTACTTCTATGGCTAACAGGATTCAGCCATATCAAATATTCTATAATTTCTCCATAAACCAGATAAACAATATTCTTGAAAAGGAGATCGGTAAATTCTTCTTAGGAGATATAAATCTGGTTCCGAGTGAATACAAGGATTTGGGTGAAGATGTGGCTGATATATGGGCAAACCTTCTTGATGTAGCTAAGTCTGTAGGTGCTCTTACATTAGATACCTCATCTCAAAACACGAAAGGTGGTGTCCCTTTCAACCAGTTTGCTGTCTATGATTTGTCCCAGACAGAGCAACTTAAAACAAGAATGGAACTTGCTGAATGGTCGAGGATGAAATGTTTTGAAATGGTTGGTATCACGCCTCAAGTAATTAACGGCCCCAACAGGTATGAGACCGCCACCGGGGTCCAGCAGGGCGTTACAGCATCTATGTTACAAACACAGATATACTTTGATAACTTCGGTTACTTCAAGAAACGCGCTTTGGATCTTCATCTGGCTGTTGCTCAACAATGTCAGGAAGAAGGAAAGGATATTTCTGTAATGTACACAAAAAGTGATCTTACCAGAGCGTTTTTATCTATAGGAACCGACGGTCTTAGTCTAAGGCATCTTGGTGTTCAGGCATTATCTAATTCCAAGAAAAGGGATGAGCTTGAGAAATTTAAAACTTTCATGTTGCAGCTAAATACAGCCGGAGGCGATATTTACGATCTTGCATCTATCTTCACATCAGATTCTATGGTGGAACTTATACAGAATGCAAGGAATACTCGCGCATACAACGAGCGTCAGATGCAGCAGCAACAACAGAATCAGATGCAGCTTAACCAGCAACAGATACAAGCTGAAGCTGCTGAGAAGGATAAGCAACGTCAGCATGAACTTGCTTTGGAAGACAAGAAAGGTCAATACAGGATACTTCAAGAGAAGATTCAGGCGGCAGGCAGGGCGGCAGACGCCAAGAGCGACGCCACCTCCCTCAACTTCCTGGCTTCTGTTTCAGATCAGACCGTAAGGCAAGCTGATATAGAAAGCAATGAAAGGATAGAGGATAAGAAAATTGAAAACGATTCCAAACTTCATGATGATGAAATGAGAATGAAAATGGAAGAGTTAAAATTAAAATCCAAAGAGCTTGCTCAACGAGCGAGGGAAGATGCCACCAAAAGGTATGTAGCCGGAATCAATAAGAATTAAGGATTAAACATCCCCAAATTTCATTAGAAAATCTCTAATAAAATTTGGGGATGTTTAATTTTTAGTGAAGATTAAACACTTATAAGTTTTTTGTCTGAAATATAGGTATTTAAATATTTTTGCAGTATGGGAAAATTAGAAAAAAATGGAATAGTAGAATTGGACGATATTTTTAGTATCGGTCCAGTTGATGATGTTTATAATAGGGAAGAAGATATTCTGCCTATTAATGGTAATGAACCGGCTAAAAAAGATGAGAAGCCTGTAGAAGAAGGTTCTCAAATTAAAGAAGAGCCGGTTGTCGATCCTACTCCTGATCCTAAAGAGGATAAAAAAGGAGAAGAGAATGTGGTTGACGTTAAACAGGATCCGGTAGAGACCCCGGTTGTCAATTACAGAAAAGTATTGGATGCCCTTTCTTCAAGAGGGATCATTCCCGATTTGAAAGATGTGGTATTTAGCGGTGAAAACGGCGAAGAGATTACTATCAATGATCTTGATTTTAGTAAAGAAGATTCGTTGTGTGACATACTATCTACAGTCCTTGAAAGCCAGAAAGAGGATATTGTTAAGGATAAGATAGATGTTACTTCTGTTTCTGATATTACCAAGAAGCTTATTCAGGCTGATAAGGCTGGCGCTAATATCGTTGATATTCTTAAGCAATATGATACGAATGTCGCTCCGATAGAAAAGCTTGACATTGAAAACAAAGCAGATCAGATAAAGATCGTTCGCCATTATGTTGATCTTCTTGGGTTGCCTAAAGATGAAGCTGATGAGTTTTTCAAAGGCATTATCAATAAAGGAGAAGAGTATGTTGAAGCAAAGGCTATAAAGTATAAGGCTGAGCTTGATAAGAGAATGGATGATATTATCCAGCAACGTACTAAAGAGGCTGCCGAAAAGAAGGCGAAGGATGCAGAAGATTTTAGAAGGTATAAGAAAGACCTTAAGTCTTCTATCCAGGCAAAGTATCAGCTAAATGACACTATGGTATCTAAAGCTCTTGATTTTGCCCTAAAACCTTCTGAATCGAATCCCGGAATTACCAAAGCATTTAATAGGGTAAGGGAGATGATGATGAATCCGGAAGAAGCGCCAGATTTGATTATGTTTCTTATGAACCCAGGAGAGTTCATAAAACAGAAGTCGAATCAAGCTGTAGTTGATGAGAAGAAGAAAATTTATAAGCTCATCAGCCACACAAATAAAGACAAGAGGGTAGCTCCGGTAGATGATAAAGGTGATCAAGTTCAAGGTGTGAAGTTCGATGAAATCAGTATAGATTAAAAATTAAAACATTTTTTCGTTCATGGCTAATGTACTTTTAACAAAAAATTTCCCGGCCACCATGAATGGTGACACGGTGATTGGATATACCGACGCTAAAGTCGTTAAGCAAAGTATCGTAGAGCACGATCTTAGCTCTTTAGAAGATTGGTACTACGAAAATCCGGATAAGAACCATCTGGGTATGCTTGAGTTGTTTTCTAACATTACAAACTATCCTCTGCCTATGTATATGGGTATGATTAAACAGGATGCTACTATTACCGTAAATGGTATCAATGGTTCATTCCGTTATGATCTTCCGGTATCAGAAACGTATGAGGTGGTTACAGTAGAAGACACGTCTTTGAAATATGCAAAACCTGGTATTGATGAAAGCTTCTTCGAAATTGTGTTGAATGCACAATTCAAACAAGGAGATGTTATTACTTACGATGTGATTAACGGTTGCCAGGCTCTTATCTCTACAGAGCGCCCTCCGAAACAAGAAGGTGAAAACTGGAGATATTGGTGTAAGCTGTGGGGTCGTTCTCGTGCTAAATACTTCCCGAAAGACATGCTTCGCGCCGGTATTAAATACTGGAAGGTAACAAACGTTCTTGGTGAGTTCTCTACTCAGTTCTCTGGTGTAGGAGGTGCTTCTAAGGCCGGTTCTATGACTTGTGAATTTACGCTTGGTGGACACCGTGGTGTTGAAGGTGAAACGACTATGTACGCTGGTATTAAGTCTTTGGCTTATGCGGACGAACGTACACAGAATTTCATCGACAAGGCTTACCAGAAAGTTCGTCAGCTTTCTGAAATCAGAGGAGGTGATGCAAGTTATGCCATTATCGGTTCTCGTCTTGGTGACGGAAGCATTGATATGCGTACGGCACGTGTAGCCAATACAGTGTCTTTGTTCTGTTTGGCTGAGTTGGCTAAGATGGAAGCATACGAACTTATGTTCATGCGTGGAGGTAGAGTTAAGGGTCATAATGGTGTTTTGATGAAAAACGAAGGTTTGTACCATCAACTTCGCCGTGGTTTCGTTATCTCATATGCACGTCCGGGCGGTATCAAGCGCGAACACTTCCTGGCTGCTGCTGACTATATTTTCCGTGGTCGTAGCGATATGCCGATTGAAAATCGTGTAATGAAATTCAAGGTAGGTGCTATGGCTTACAAGAACATCGTTGAAATCTTCCGTGATGAGTTCTTCTCTCAATTGGGTGCCTTGGCTCCGCTTATGGGTACAGAACGTATTATCAATAATCCGGTAACAGGATCAAACGATGCTCTTGAATTAGGAACTGTAAAGATCAAGGGTGTTACTATTCCGGGTATTGGTAAGGTTATTGTAGAACACGAACCTTCTTTGGATTACGTTGATATGGTAGATAGAAGCCAGTTGGTAGACGGTATGACTCCTATCACATCATATTCATGTATTATGGAAGACTTGACCGCTCCTGAATATTCCAATGCATTCGCCGGCATCCCTGCTTCAGCCGAAGCTCGTATTGGTAATATCAACAGCAACGTATTCTACGTTAAGCCTGATATCGGTTCTATGTGGTGGGGTTACGAACAAGGTAGATGGTCATCCAGAGTATCGGCTCAAGAAATTGTATCCAGCCATCCTCGTATGTCAGAACAATTCTGGTGCCATTCTGTATCGGCTTGTTGGGTAAAAGATACCAGCCGGTTCGTAACAATTGAATTGTTACCAAGCTCTTTGTAATCATAACTTTTAATATTAACTTGCGGTCGGCTTTAAAACCGGCCGCAAATTTTGTTTCTAACATAGTCTTTTCATATATGAAAAGACGTAGGGTATATAAAAAAATGGGAAAAAAGATTTTTGAAGAAAGCCATGAGTCTAAGAAACTGCTGGCTACCGTAGGAGGAATGAAGATATATTCCGACTCTATTTATGTTATAACAGGTAAGATGGATGAAGAAGCTCCTTCCGGATATCAGGAAAGAGGCATTTCCAAGACTCCTTTCCCTGGGAACAAGACAGTATCTTGTTGTGGATGGGACAAGGATCTTAGGGTGTATGATACAGGTTTCTTTATCAATTCAGCATGTTATAAAGGTTACTCACTTGAAGACAAGAAGAATGAAATGGATATGCGTATTAAGAATATTCGGTATCCGTTTGAAGAAACTGTCAATGAGGACCTGGACCAAAAGAACTTCGATTTCTGGGATTCTTACAGAATTGACTTATATGATGGTCGTTTGTTCTACACTAATGACATTCGTGATTTATTTGAGCTGTATATAGCTATTTTATCCAAGTCTCTTACTCCTAAAGAGGAAGACGGTAATCCGATGTACGTTGAATCTTATTATTGTGTAGAAGACAAGACTACGGCCGTAGATATCAGGAAACAACGTCAGATTGACAAGGCTGATATTTTATACGAGTTCATGAACAAACTGAAAGGATCCGAGGCTGAAAGGAAAAGCATCTACGATCTGCTTTTGTATCTTGATATCATATATAGCGTAGAGCTTGATCAGAGCATGGTTCAATACATATTCACTAATTGGATTGATGCTAAGAATACGAACGTTGACATGTATAAAGAAGCAAGCTCAAGGTTCTTGTCTGATGATGAATCTTCTGAGGGAATGCAGGTGATCAAATTCCATCGTATGATTAGGGAAATGATCGAGGGACTGGCTGTCACCGTCAACACCGACGGACTGTATCTGAATGGCGAGCTCCTGGGCGCCGACGCTATCTCTGCGTCTATGGCTCTTGCTTCCAATAAGTCGATGTTAGAAACCAAGTCACGTGTTCTGGAAGCGTATAATGCTTTAAAGAACAAGCATAAAAAAATAGAAGGAGATAAGTCTGACAAGAAGAAAAAGGAAGACGAAAAAGGTTTTGATATTGATCAATACGCTGATAAAAAAGAATAATTTATGAAGATTGTTGATTGTTATCTTCGGGCCTTACAGAAGGCTGAAGAAAACATGACCAACGGTGGTATAAAACTTGACAAGGCACGTTTTGTTCAGCTTTTTAATGACGAACAAAACCGCCTTGTTCGTTATATCCTTGATAAGAAAAACGAAGAGGATATACGTTATATCCAAAAGTTAGTTGTGTATTCAAAAGAACTTGACGAGAAAGGAGATAAAGATAATCCGGAAAGCACTTTGTTTTCATTGCCTTCTGATTTCTTTTCTTTTTCAAACATATCAGGCGTATTTACCAAAGGTGAATGCACGGTCACTGATTTTACCATGTGGGAGGCTAAGAACGAAAACCCGCATGAGCTTCTTGCCGACTTTTTTAACAAACCTGATTTTGATTTTAGGGAAACGTTCTACACTATAGGCGAAGATTCGGTAAGGGTGTACAAGTCTGGTTTTGAAGTAGACACCGTTTACCTTACGTATTACCGCTATCCTAAGGAAGTTGACATCGAAGGATATGTTAAATCCGATGGTTCTAATTCAACCGATATAGATCCTGAATTAGATGATAAATTAATTGGTATTATCCTTAACATGATTGAAAAGCAATTTGCTTTGAATGAAAGCGAATATGGACGTTATCAAATAGACTCAAACAACGTCCAATCTCCTTTATAGCAGAATAAAGACGTGTCCTAAATTAAAGACTATCAAAAAGCATTAAGAATTAATTAATTCCTAATGCTTTTTGTTGCTTATATGACTATCGCTATTTTTGAGACAGATAACAGAATATTAATTTTTAAAATATTATAAGGCTATGGCTATCCATAAACCGTATGACAGACACATTATCTGTCCTCCGCACGCTAAGTTGGCGGACGTAGATTCTTTGTTGCTTCAAGAAGGTCAGATCGCTATCTATGATTTGGATGGTGAGCAGACTAAAGATGGTTTGAAAGCGTTGAAAGACTTGAAAGGATATCGTAAGGACGAACAACGTTTCCAGATCAGAATCGGACGTAATGAGATGGTGAACGACCGTGTATCTGATGATAAATCATTCTCTACACCTACGTTTGCTATTGATGAAATTATAGAAGTGTATGCTTCTGCTCCGAAGAGCAAAGAAATTAAAGTAGATGAAGTTATTTTCGGTTACAACGGAATTGACGACAATACCGCTATTACAGCAAGAAAAGGCGATCGTATCCCTATTCATATTAAGCTGACAGGACGTTTGTTCGAGCTTCGTGGTTATCCGATGGGTGAGGTGAATATCGATGATTACATCATTTTCGAAAACTGTCCTGGTCGTGAGGATATGTGTTCAGAATGTGATCCTTGCGAAGATGTTGATATTTTGGCTGCTATCTTGAAAACAATCGAACGTATCAAGAATCAGCCGATTGCAGGTGGTGGAAAGGTAGGTGATTTTGTAGAAATCCATCCTATCCATTCTTGTGACGAGTTGGAAAAAACTCCGGTGGAAACCGACATGAATTTCTATTGTATGGAAATGTGTGATACCGGTGATGCTTATGCCCTGGCTCAGCTTAAGGCTGCTTATCCTGGTTTGGATATCAAGAGAGTCGGACGTCATCTTTCTACTTCCAAATATCAGGTGATGAAAGAAGGTGGTAAGCCTGCTGATTATACTCAAAAGCTGTCTTCTATAATGAAAGGCTGCGAAGAGTGTCCTGAAGGATATACTAAGGTAGACGGAGGTTTGATTTATGCCGTAACGTTAGAGGATGATGGGGTTGATCAGTCTACTGTAGTAGAAAGCATTAAGAATGCCGTTAGTAGCACTGCCGAGAAAACAGCAGCCCAAGATGGCGGCGTAGGTATGTACACTGTGGCCGTAAGCAAGAAACTGACGAAGGCTGATATCGATGCATTTGTAGAAACTAATCCGACTGCCACAGTAACGTTCGTTGCTAAAACAGCAGATATGTGTAGCAATCCTACTGTTACTACCGTTAGCTGGGAAGCATGTGGTTCTTGTAAGATTTCGAAAGAAGCTTATGAAATCACGTTGCCGGATGATGAATGTGGTAACAGTGCTAAAGAAGAATTGCAGGCAGCATTCCCGTATCTGACAATCGAAGATTACGGTACACCTGGTGGATGTCAACACAAATTCAAAACAACGGTCGTTACTAACATGGTTTGCGACGAATGCGATAAAATTTTCAAAGACTTCTTCGTATCTAAAGCTCCCGAATCTTATCGTGGACGTAACTGGAAACGTTTGGGTACCGTAGCAGGAGATCAGTCCATTATCGCCGATCCGATTCCTAAGAACTGCAAATGCGGTATCTTGTTCCGTGGTATTGACTACATGATTTCTCCGTCCGACTGTTTGATTGACCGTCTGACATTCCAAGAAGGATCTGTTCGTATTGCTGTAAATGGCGGTTATCCGGATGAACAGCGCGAGGCTATCAGCACGTACTTCAACCCGATCCATACCGAATACAAACAGCACTGGGCTCCGCGTACTCACCTCGGCGCTGAATTGCTGGATAAGGAACGCGAACAACGTATGTTCTTCGACTTCCGTAAGACTCACCAAGAACTTATGGAACGGATGTTTACCAACGAAGAAACCCGCTTAGACCTGTTGGCTCCGTATGCTGATTATTCAGTAACGTTGAAGCCGGCACGTTACTCTAACGGCTTCGGTAGGGTAATTGATGATCATATTACAGTACACTTCCATGTACCGTATGGCGCTCACGAAGGTATTCAAGACCTTATGGACTTGTTAGCTGCTTCGGCAAATATCAAGCCCTGCAAGATTTGATTTTCCTTTTTTCTATATATCCCAAGGGGGAGGAGGCTGGTCCTCCACCCCCTTTTTTGTAATAAAACAATTTGAAATAGATCGATTTCATATGAATGGCGTGGATTCTTTAGTCGGTGCCTTAGGTAGGGGCATTGACAAAATAACCAACATAGTTGGAAAATGGGGTTCCTCCCAACCGGTAGATGACAGCAAATCCGGTATAAAAATAGGGGACAAAATCTACCAAGTGGTTGTGTCCTTAAATGGCTGTTATTGGTATCTTGACGAAGAAGGTAAGAAGCATCCTGTTTCTGGTATTCCGGCCACAACCGAATGGGAGTGGATTAACATAGCTGAGAAAGTTATCAAAGATTTCAAAACCTGTTACCGTACACCTGGTGGAAAGGTCGAAGTATGGAGTTGGTATCTTCTTAACGATCAGATGGATGTTCTTAAAGAAACCCATAGAATTACCGACAGTACCGACATGGATAATCCGGTAGGTAAGGTTCTTACTAAGATACCAGATGAATGGGTTATGATCGACTGTGATCTTCCTGATATGACGGAACGTGATATTACGTTTGTAAGTAGATGTTATAAGACTCCGGATGGTAAGGTTGAAATAGAAGGATTGGAAGCCATAGATGATAAGATAAGCATTAGAGAATCTATCTATACTGTTATTCAGTCAACTGACGATAATTTCCCTGCCGGGCATGTTTTTAAGCTAATTCCAGAAAATTGGGTTCGAATGGTTTGTGACTTTCCTGACATGACAGAACGAGATGTAACTTATGTTCTTGAATGTTACACTACTAAAAAAGGGAAAGTGCAGGTAGAAGGCTTGATAGCCATAGATAATATTCTTGGATCCAGGGAAGAGGTTTATACTGTCCTTCAGTCAACTGATCCTGATATTAAGGTAGGGACCGTATTGGATTCCATACCCGAAGATTGGGTGAGGATGGTATGTGATTTTCCAGATATGACAGACCGGGAAATCGTTGAAGTGGACGAATGTTATAAGACAGATGGTGGTAAGGTCAATATAAAAGGTTATCAAGCTATTGATGCTATTCTTGGTGTAAGGGAACAGTATTATTATATCGTTAAGACAACGGACGTCGCTTATCCTCAGTGGACGAGAATAGATAAGATACCTAATGAATGGACGAAAACCGAATGTGACTTTCCTGATCTTACGGAAAGGCATATCATGTCCGTAGATGAATGCTATACAACTCCTGGTGGTAAAATACATCTTGGAGGATATAGGTCGGTAGATAGCATAATAGGAGTCCGGGACGAGTATCTTATTGTTATGGAAACAACCGATCCTGATATACAAAGAGGTGCCACATTCAATAAAATACAAGAAGGATGGCAGCGTATTGTTTGTGATTTCCCTGATGCTACTACATCCGATACAGAAATAGTAGAAAACTGTTATAAGACGGAAAAGGGTAAGGTTCAGATCCGAACATACATAACAATGGACGGATACGGAAATACAAGGGAATTGAGACATATGGTTCTTAAAACAACCGATCCGGATTACAATATCGGATCCAATATCGATCAGATACCGGTAGGGTGGTTAAGTATCGAGTGTGATTTTGCGTCTGCTACACAACGTCATATAAGACAGGTAAAAAACTGTTACGCCTCTGATGCCGGAAGCATTTACGTTGAGGGGGAAATCGTTTACGACAATGACCTTGACGTAGATAAGATGGCGCTGACAGTTATGGAAAGCACTGACCCGGCGATAGCCGTAGGGACGACGCTGGCCGCTATTCCTACTGGATATGTAAAGACAGTTTGTAGATGTAATTGTTGTAACCATTAAATCTTATTGTCATGAGTTGTAACGAATATTATTTAATAACATTGGAGTCTATACCGACTCCAGTCCGTCACAAATACACTAATTTAACGGATGAATGGTATGGTCCTGATGGTACTAAGTACGAAGATCCTAATACGATAACTAAGATCGAGCAGCAGGCTACAGATAATAATCGTATAGGGGATAATACCTTATATCAGAAGCTTATTGAAATACATTCTCAAGGTGAGTCAATAAAATCGGACATCGGAGATATAGGTTCGGTATTGGATTACATAAACGGGGAGGAAGTGTAATGGGAACCATATCAGATAAGTTAATGAGGATCATCAATACCAAAGAGGATATAAGGCAAGCCCTTATATCCAAAGGGTATGATGTACCTACTTCCATACCTTTTAAAGAGTATGCGAAAATGATATTAGACCTGCCATGTAAGATAGATGATTTTCCTGAACTTCCTGGTGATGTTACTCGTTGGCATTTCGGCGGCCTGACGAACGAGATGATGGCGGCTATGGACGATCCTCGGATTGAGGATGCGGATGGCAAAGGTAGGTTCCTATCCTTCAAGAATTTCGCTTGGTCTGGGATGAGTGGAGTAGGTGGTTATGTTCAGGATTTTAATTATTTTAGAAATAATGCCACTGTAGATAAAGTAAGAATTGATGAACAAAATAGCAATTCTATTAAAGTAACTATTTTAACTACAGGAATAAATAACGCTATTTATATACCAAAGAATATTTACCAATTTAATAAATCTTATTTCATAAAAATATCAAGTGAAGGATACAATGAAGGTGATCTATCTTTGTCATTTTATGCTCCTTCTACATCAACGGCTACAACAGTAAAAGTACCGTTAAATCCTAATGGCATCACTGAAATTCCTGCAATAAAAGAAGATGATTTTTTAGCTGTTTATATTGAAGTTGTGGGTAAAGTGGGATCAATTACCATCGAACAACTTTCCCTCTACCCCGGCTTTATCCTCGGTGACGGAGTAGATGACCTTGCAGTTACAGAGAAGGAGCTTAACTTCGAGGATACCTATACGGTGTACACGGCGTTTATTCCGTTTAAGAGTAATCCGACAAGGAATATGATTTTGTGTGGAGCTGATAGCAAAAAAACTTTTTCCATGCAATATTCGTCTTTGGTTTATGTATCTTTTGTAGCGGGTAATAACTATTATATAAATGCTGATTTTGTTAATGGGCTTAATTTGTTTGCTTGTAAACGAAATGGTAATAATATATGTATTAAGAACTTATTAACTAATAAAGTTGTAACAGGTACGTGTGGGGACTGGGTGGAAAACGCTGGGCTATATTATTTATGGAAGAATGCAACTTATGGATCTTTTGCTAAAGCAGCTATTGCTGGTCAAACAATCTGTAATGGATATTTCTCTACCGATGAAGACGATGAAAAGGTTCTTGATTGGTATAAGAAGCAATATCCCTGGCTCTTTCCCGACCAAGCATGGACAGTGGTAGGCAAAACCAACGAGGACGAAGATCGTGCTACTATTGCCAACATTACAGGCAATGGTAATAATCTTGTGCTGTCGAATTTTGGGTTTGCAGAAGGGAGTGGGTATGGGTTGTATGCTGAGAATTATGCTGGTGGTAGATGGGTTCAATCTACTAATAGAGCGGATTTAACTTGGACGAGTTATTCTGTAAATATAACTTCAGTTAAAGTTGCGTCTACACAGTTATATTATCAATCCTATCCTGGACAACCTTCTTTTACAGTTCCTTCTTATAAGATAAAAGTTTACGGACTGAAAGATGGTCAAACTCTATCCTATAAACAAGTAACTTCTGAAGGACAACAGATATACAAAATATCAGAAGATGGAATTTATACATTACCGTCTTTTCCATTTAAAGCAAATGGAAATTGGTATGGATTTACCTTAAATAAGGTACAAGAATCCTGTGACATTACTATAGAGCAAATCCCCGAATACGAAGGATATCTAGTTACTGATGGGGTGGATGATAAGATAACTTCGTCTACATTTGAAATGGGTAATGATTGGACTGTAATAGGAGATTGGGAGCTTATAAATACAGGGAAAAATGACAATGCTGGTATTGTAAAATTTGATAGTATAGTCATTTATAATTATAATTATAATTCAGTGCTCATTAATATAAAAAATGGTAGAAATATTTTGATTCCCGATCAAAATACCGTTAATGCAATTTGTTCTGATGGCAGGATTTATTCAAAAGACTGGAAAGAATCTATTTATAATGAAGAAACGGAATCTACCAGTAAAAATTTCTTAACTATAGGATATTCAGGTAACGCATATACTAAAATTGCTTTCAAAAACTTAGCGATTTATCCTACAGTCCTCTCCAGGGAAGATTGTATCAAAGCATATAACTATTTACAAACTTTAAAAGCAAAATAATATGAAATTCATTATCATACCAAAAGAACTATATGATTCCGTATCTGAAGAAAAGAGACGTGAATTAGGAATAGGTAGCCCAAGAGCGAGCGTAGACGGCTCTTGGGTTATTTTACACGTAGAACATTATGACCATCTATTTAAGTCTTTAGACGCGCAGGCTGATGACGATCCTCAATACCCGTATCCGGTATATGACAGCTCTTCTTCTGAGTTTGAATCTATTCTTTCATCTAAAGAATGGGTGTCTGATGTTAATGACGAGCGTCTTTGATCTTGTTATGGTTGGGACAATTGTTATATTTGTGGAAAGTTGAATAATTAAAGCGTGTGGTAGCGTTATCTACCATATAATCATTATGTTTCAGATAATAACCGGATGCGTTTTGGCTAATATCCTTACGATAGCAATCATCGGTTTAGCTCTGTATTTAGTGTATCGTAAAAACGAAGACCGTTTAAAGGCTTTGGATTCTAAGATTGATCAGAAGGTTGAGGACGTAAAAAACAAGGTTGGCGCGGTGATGGACATCGTAGACCAGATCAAGAAATTGTTGGATAAAATTAACAAAAAATAAATATGGCAGAAATAGGTTATAACAGTAAATTCGAAGGCCAGGAGGTTGATTCCAGACTTGAGAATGTGGTGCAGGCTGCTCCTGGAACAGGTTCGGAGTCGGGGAAGGGAGGCCTCATCCCGGCTCCCCCTGCCGGAAGTCAGGACGGTAGCAAGACTCTTCTTAGTAATATGACATGGGGAGATCATGTAACAAAACAGTACATAGATGATGCTGTTTCGGCAGCAGGGTGGAAGAAACAGATTGTTAGCAAACTTCCTACTGTTGAAGAAGCGAAGGATAATGTCATGTATCTTGTAAAAGACGATGTGGCATCTACAGAAACTAAAAACGTGTATAACGAATATATTTTGGTTACTGAAGAAGGTGGAACTAAGGTGCTTGAATCACTTGGTATGGTAAGTACAGGAGTAGATTCATCTTATCTTGATTTATCCATATTTCCCAGTACTTCTGGAACTCTTGATGAGGATTCGTATGCAAAAGTTATAGATGCTTACAATAACAATATTACATTAGGTAAGCTTAGTTTTTATTATTTTTCTTTGGATTATTTTTTAGACAATGATAATTCTGAATTAAAAATAATAGCTGTTTTATTTAATAACACCAACTCAAAGGAAGACGTATCTGGATCTTATATAGACATTGAGATGGTAACTTATGTTGTTTCCCAAGATAAGACATATAGAGCTATAGGTAATACGGCTACGTTGTCTAATGACATGTTATCTTATTTGAAGTTTATGGCTAAGACTCCTAATGTTGTCACAACATTAGCAAGTTTGCCAATAGATGCTCATAATATCATAGCCAACGTAGCTTCCGCTACGAACCTGTCTATGGCCGTATCTGCTGAGGATGTTGGGAGGGAATGGCAGGTGCGGGTCAACAACACCACCGGCAATGACATTACGCAGCCGCTTCCTACCTCTGGTCTGTTCCAGAGCATGTCAGGCGATAGCGTAATAGTACCTAAAAACAGTTTTATAGAATTAAGTATCTGGTATATCAATGATAAGTTGGTTATCAGAGTAGGTGAACAAGCTTAATAGAAAGGATAGAATATGCTTTATGTAAATAAGAATATAAAAGGTTTTTATTGGGAAGGATATGAGTTGGACTCCTCTTCTTACGAAGTAGGGTATTCTTACCAAGATTTCTTAGATGGTAAATGGGTTCAACTTGACTCCGATCAAGAAAAATTCCATCAAGACAATCCTGATGCGAGTGTGAAAGAAGTTATTGCCATGCAGCTTGACCCGGAACCTCCTGGACCAACTGAAGAGGAGTTGCTTGCCAAGGCTAAAGACAGGAAGGTTTCTGAGGCCAGGGAATATGCTTATTCTGATGCTGTCCGCTCTTATAGTTTGGATGGTAAACAGATATGGTATAACAGCAGCATGAGACAGAAGGTTAAAAACGATATTGATGTAGCAAAAGGAAGCGGGATATACACCGTATCCGTAGCAGATTCAGAATACGAGCTTGATATTGCTAATACGGCAATGAATGAAATGCATGTATATGAATCTGAGTGCAACGATCGTACTGCTGCCATAGAAAAGGAAATAGCTTCTAAAACCGACAGGAGTGAAGTTGAGTCTATGAAAGTAGATGAAGGCTATCCTGAGAAGTTGGTAAGGACAAAGGATCAGATCATAGAAAAAAATAAGATCCTTGAAGCCAATGATCCGGAGAAGGCTACAGCTATGTACATGAGGGCGATGATCAACACGCCGGCTATGTTGGAAAACACCGACCAGAATCTTGCTCTTAAGATAAAGGGGTTGTACCCTATCTGGGACAAGGATGGAGTTTACGGCGACAAAGGTCTTCCTATGGGCACTGCTGTTGTAAAAGGGCAGCGTTTCCGTAGCAAAAACAAACCTTCGGATTTGGATTGGACTCTGTTTGAAGTAAGGCAAAATCACAATCTACAAGCCGACTGGGTTCCTGGTCAGGGAGGTGGAGCCGAAAGTCTGTATATGGTTGTTCAAGAAAAGCATTCAGGTACCGTAGACGATCCTATTCCTTGGGTATATAATTCTATTTTAGAGAATGGAAAGTATTACATTGACAAAGAAATTAAGTATCTTTGCATAAGAGATTCAGGCATCCCTTTGGCTTACGAGAATCTTGCTGATCTTGTATCAGCCGGATATGTAAGGGTTGTTTAGGTCGTGATTTGTTGTTTATAACCCCAAATAGTATTAAACCAATATAATTCTATTATAAAAGTTTAATACATCTCTTTCAGAGATCGGGTTATTAGCCTAAGTGTTGAAACAAACACTACGTTATTTGAGAATAGATAGTTACCTACGGATGTTTACCCAAGTCTGTAGCTCTAAGGATGGTGATTAAACAGGAGTAGTGTATTTGACGAAACAGTGTTGCCATTATATAAAACCTCAAAATAACATTGGCGATGGGTACTTACAGGAGAAATCCTGACTTATCCCTAACGGGATTTACATCTACCAAGGAGACCGAAAGGTCTCCGAGGGGATGTATTAAAACGGATGAATAGCTTTAAATATATTTAATAGAATATGGGTTATGGATAACCCCTGTATATTTATTTATGCAGGGGTTTTTCTTTAATCCAAACTCTGCTTATTTTAATATCTGGTAAGGTTCTAATTATCTTTGTGAAAAAGGTTAAGTTATGGAAAGAAAAGATATTATAAAAGAATTGAGTCAGTATTTTAGTATTGTTGAATTAGTTGGTCCTAAAGAATACGGTAGAGACAAAGATCTTTGCTGGAGGTATTTAAGAACTGAGTTGCTTCACACGATACTGGTTTTAAGGAAAGACATCTTGAAAACTCCGATGACGGTTAATACCTGGAAGTCGGGTGGAAGGTTTGATGAGCGTGGTTTTAGGAACAATATCTCGGATATAGTAAAATCCAAGACCGTATCAGGGTCTTTGTATATCAGTCCTCATATGCTTGGGGCAGCCATCGATTTTGATGCCAAGGGTATGACGGCAGAAGAGGCAAGGAATAAAATAATTCAGTCGCAGGATTTACTTCCTTGTCCCATTAGATTAGAATCAGGTACCAATTGGGTCCATATTGACGTATATGACTCTCTTGGAAGTAGCAAGAAAGTAACTATGTTCTAATATGGCTTACAGATTTGTAGGAAGGATGAATTTAGAAAGTTTCTGGGCTTTTCTCATTTCCGGATTATCAGCATTGTGGATGAATTTCCAGGAGATTCACCACCTTATATATTCTATATTGTTTATATTAGCTATAAATCTTTTGTTAGCTACTATAAAAAGTATCAAACACTGCTATATCCGAAGAAAGAGAAAGAGGCCTTTTAAGATATTGACATGCATAAGCGAAATTGGAGTTTTGAAAATCCTTCTTGAGTTCGCGGCCTGCTCTTTCGGGCTGTTTACCATATCCGGAATGGATCTTATTATGTCTATGGGAGGGCATAAATCCCCAGAGTTTATAGACATGCTTCTTCAGTGGATTACGATATTCGCCTTAATATTATACGGTGGAATGGCATTCAAACGCCTCGGCGACCTTGCACCTGATTTGATGATAGTAAAAGGTGTTAAGTATTTCTTTAGCAAAGTAAGTTGGTGGCAGAAGGTTCCATTCGGAGAAGAGCTTAAAGAAGGTATTAACAACGGTGATATACAAGAGCTTTTAGACGAAGATAAGGAGGGTAAAAGATGTGTTTGCAAAAAATGAGAGCCAGGCATGTGTTAGGAGTTCTTCTACTGTGTTTTATATCTTTCTTGTTTGGTAAAACATGCAAGAAACAAGAAATAATACACGATATAGAAATAGATACTGTAATAGATACCATTATCCAACCTGTTCCTGTTCCTCAGTATATAGTTGACGTAGGGGAGGTAGAAATACCTTTCCCTATGGATGCTATAGTTGAAAAAGATACGATAAAAGACACTGTTTATATCAATATACCAATACAGAGAAAAACGTATCAGACAGATGATTATAGAGCGGTAATAAGTGGGTACCGACCAAATTTAGATACGATGACAATCTACCACAAAAGAGAAATAATATACGAAAAAAGTAGACGGTGGGGATTAGGAATCACCGCCGGATACGGATTGTCTAAAGATGGTTTTTCTCCTTGTTTGAGTATGGGTGTATTTTATAGAATATGGTGAGAAGCCACTGATGTAAGACGGACAAAGCCTGTCTTACGCCTATCCTGAAGTTCTATCCTACAACGGCAACCCCTACCCTGCAACCTACCCGGCCTGCCTCGTGCTGCGATCTGAAGGGACCTGCTCTGCTGCCTGGGCTGTCCTGCGCCATGACACACTACAGCCTCGCCTACCTGCCCTGCCCGCTTATCCACTGGCTACTTCATGGTTTTAAATAAAAGTTCATTCATACCTCACTCGCTTCGCTCGATTCGGCATAAATTCACTAAAGAATTAAATCAATATTTCTACGTTCTCTCATATCGCTCCCTACGGTCACGATATTCGTTCACTTAAAGGATTAAACAATAAGCCAAACAACATATAGGGCAATACGCTCCTTCACCTCACTCCCTTCGGTCGATTCGGTTTCAGTCACTCCATATTATGAGGAATAAAGAATAAGGTCTTAAAAGTTAAAATAATATGAATAACAAATAATTAATTAAAACAAGATGAATAATAATTCAGGGAATGAAGAATAAAAGCGGGAACGATAAAATCGGGACTGTTTTTATTCAAGATAACTTGGTCCACCCTGATGCTCAGCGTGTTACGATCCGAATATAGAAATACGGATACGTTTTGAGATATGGTATAGGTGCAAACAAAAAAACCTGCCCCCTATTTTCTCAAACGAAGGACAGGATAAAATATTTTTATCAAAATTTGGAGCAAGCAAACTGGTTTGCTATATTTGCCCAAAACGTAAATATAATATGAGCGTAAATATAATTGAAATAAAAGACGGGCGCAAGCTTCACGACAGACTTCTTAAGAAAGAGTCGGTCTCACCTTTAGAGGTTATACGCAATGAGTATAACCGTTTTAGCTATAATGTAGTGCGTAGACCGGAAGGTCAATGTTTAGGAAATTTAAGATATTTTAATCTTAATTATGATAGCAAAACAGGTCATTTCTTTAAAAAAGAGTTCAATTTAAGATATAGCAGTAATTTTGTAATCACCGACTATTGGAAAGATCGAGTGCGTTGTTTTATTGTTTGGAACTACGGATTTGGCCGTTATTTCCCGTATGCTGATTTTGTGGAGGCCATGGTGTACGATTATCTTATATACGGTCGTCGATCGGTTCCATATAGTATAAAGGTTCAGGAGACTGAGGGCAGGTGTGTTAGGTTTTATATAAATTCTGAGATATCTCACCTTAGAAAAGTAGGATACAAGGCTTATCGTGAGGAATTTAAGAAAGAGCATCCTGAATATTTCATAGATGAAAGTTGTCGAGTTTTTCGTTGTCTTGACATGTCATTAAAGAGAGAGGAGAAAATAGCGGCCTGTCATGCTCACAAGCGTGATCTTAGAACTCACATCATTGACTCTTTCATTGATAGGATTATGAAGAATCCCACAACGCTCCATTCTTGGTTTTCTGAATATGTGGATGGAGAAGGGAAAAATCGCACATGTTTTTCTGATAAAGCTGTTGAGTCGTTGAATAAAAGGTTGAAGAAGAATGGTTTGAATACGTTGAAGAACACAACCTTGTATCGACTATTCAGGAGTAGGGTTAAAGAAAGATTTGGTTGCAATATTAGGACCTTCTTTAATAATGTCCTAATGAGTGTATCTACTGAAGAGGTTATCACAAAAGCCATTAAGAAAATAAAAGGCAAGAACATGATGAGCTTGTACATTTTGGCATTGAAAAAGTACCGTAAGATATGCGAAGTGTATTATTCCGACGAAGATATATCCTTCGACGACATATTCCGGGAATACGGAGTAGATCTTCGAATGTGCGGGTAGGGTTCTTGCTCTCCATAACAATATACGTCAGTGTTGTGTTTTATCGCTTCATTTCTATATCTTTGTAGAAAAAGAGAAGGAAATGAATTACATTGATATTTTACCACAGATAAGGAATAATATTTTCTATGTCAGGATAGTAATGACCGACTACGATGTAGAAAATCAGATGGTTATTAGAATAGTAGCCAGAAGAAATGACGGTCTGTACAAGACGGAGGTAGTGCAGTATCCAAATGAAGGAACTGATTATAACGGGGAAATCATTGTTCCTATGTTTGGTATGGCTAAGTCGTTGGTGGCCCAAATAGTAGGAGTCAAGATAAATGGTACCGAGGTACGTGTTAATAGTACTGAAGTAGAGGGAGCTGATATAACAGCCAGATACGATGATTCCCTTACCAGAATGGGATGGGAAGAGAGTATGAACAACATTCATCTTGATTTTGAGGTTATAAGCACCAACAACCCTAAAACGCTTCGTATAGCCGATCAGTCGGAATGGGGGATACTGGCAGACAGACCGGCTATTATAGAGATCGTACCACCTGAAGATGAGAATAAGTATGTTTATTATCTTGGTAAGAATCAGTTGAATGTATTCAACAGTAAGACCCTTGGCATAAATCCGGGTCGCGGAAATGATTTTGAAAACCTAAAAGATGGTATATACGATATTACCATAAAAGGCAGTCCTTCCTCTTATTCATTTAACAGAAAGTATTTAAAAACAGATCTGATCCGTCTTAACATAGATAAGATATGGGCCAGGTCAACTGTGTTATGTGATCATGAGGATGATGACGTTATTGACAAAATAAAAGAAATAGAGTTTCTGCTGGCTGCGGCTGAAGCCAATATGAGATTAGGGAATTTTGAAAACGTAAAACAATTATATGAAAAAGCATCTAAATTGATTTACGTTCTCAATAATTGTGAAAATTGTGGTTGTAAAATATAATCAATTAAATATCAATAAGTTATGGGATGCGGATGTGGAAGAAGCAACATTGCTTCTATTAATAAAAGTCGGGCTATAAAGCCTCAGTCGAATACGACACCTAAAGCTGATTCTAATGCGGCTTGTATTCAGAAATATGATGAACTTGCTGTGTTGGACAAGAAAATTATAGACCTTCATCGCAAGTTCAGGTTTGTAGGAGGTGTAAGTAAAAGGTATGCTGATATTCAAAAGCTGGTAAGAGGTTGGATCGTTAATTTGAAGAACGAGTGCCCGGATCCGGATGATCTTGCTACTTATTCTGAATACATAAATAAAGAATACGCCAGGTATTTTACCGTGAAATAATATGGCAGCTACCGGAAGTACACAGCAAATTCTTTTCCCTTCATCTTACTTATGTGAGTGCGCTGATCGTTTTATAGCATGTAAGGCTGATCAGTATCTACAATATCATAAGTATAAGGTAGGTATTAAGCCTGATATGGATATGGTTCTTAAAATAGATCGTATGAGAAGAATCGTATGTGAAGGGGAATGCGGGTTGTGCCCGGACGAGATTCAGAAATTCAAAGAAGAACTTAATAAGATCTTGTCATGAAAAAGATGTATTACAACAAAGAATACAGAAAAGCTTTCAAGAAATCGGACTGTCCGGAAGATCTTGGTTCTGAAGAAACGTTTATCGTTCATGAGGCTGAATTTTGTTCGGATATAAGCCAGGATGATGCAGATAGGAAAGCGGAAGAGTTTGCGGAGAAAGAAGGTCCGTTGTATGCTAATAAAGTAGGTGGCTGTTGCGAGGTATATTATAACACAAGACAGGAAGGTGATTTCTTTAAAAATGATTGTCCTGATGGTCAAAAACAAGAACAACCTACACATCATGTGATAGAGGCTGGGCGTGTATGGTCTAAGTTCAGTACCGAAATAGCCAACTACGAAGCTGCGAAGATTCTTGAGCAAGAAGGGCAGGCTGCCGCTAACGAATCTGGAGTATGTAAAACCGTTTATTACAACGAAGACCAACATGGTTGGTTTAGTAAGCGTTGTAAGGAAGGATGGAAGGCTCCTGAGAAATACAGGAGGATATACGCCGGTACCGTAACGTCTTTCATTAGTGTTGATGATGCCAATGAAAAGGCTAAGAAGATACTGGAAGAAGAGGGCATGAAATGGGTTAATGAAAATACCAAATGCGAGCCTGTTGTTGATGAATGCAAATTTGATTTTTGAAAATGAGCAACGTAAAATTTAATCCGACAGAAGGTGAGAATGATAAACTGGTGTCGGTGTTTTCTGAAATAAATGAAGGTCTTGATACGACTTTGAATTACACTATTTCCGATGAAGGGAATAAGGCTAAGAAGAACATCGTCGTTAATCAAGTTGGTAAAAGGGAAAAGTTTTTATCGAAGAAAGGGGAGGAATCTGAGCCTTTTGTTTTGTCTGATGGTAATACTTTCAACGTTCTTAAAGAAGGTGCTTCAGGATCGGCATCCGCTTGGGCTGATGACCAGCTTCCTCCAGAAGCCACGGAATCAGTTGGCGACAAAAGCCTTCTCCCTTCTTGGGATTTTTACCTTATAGATATGACTCAAAATACCGGAGACAAAGTGCGTCCGGTCGGAAAGCTTCGTAAGAATAATCTCCTTAGATTTGAAAACGGAGATTTTGCTCCTACGGTGGGCATAACCGAGGAAATGAGAGCCGAATGCGATGTGGAACTGTATTTGGATAACGGTCATAAAAATAAGTATTGTGATGCCGGAGCATTTGACGCTAAGGCTTTTTACGAAGAGTATGGTATTGGTCAAAAACTTTATAATGTATCAGGATCAGAGGTAAGGATTTTAAGACCTTGGGAGACTACTTCAAAGAATTATAGCATATTCTTAGGATGTAGCAAGAGTCTGTATGTAGCTGATAAGGTAGTTGGCAAAAGTGGGAAAATATGGTCTGGGGTGTACGACGCGGACACGGTTCCTATGCTGGACGGACTTGACCTGCGCCAGACGTGCCCTGTGCTTCCGCCCACAGCCTTATCTCCTGGACCGGTATGTACAGTAGACTCCAAGGCAAGATCTTTCTTTTTCTTGTATGAAGGAGAAACAAATTGTAAATCCGGAGCCGGAGTTGGTAACGCCTGCACGATGTTTCTAAATGGAAGAACTTATCCGAGAAGCAATGACGTAAATCAAATCAATATAGCTAAGTATTCGAGGGCTAATAACGTAGATCCTGAATCTTCTTATCCTTTTTCTGAAGGTGGGTTCTTGACCTTGAATGCTTATATCATATACCTTGAAATGCTGTATGGTACTAAATACTTGGTTAATCCAGATACTTTTGGATCAGGTATATCAAGTAACTCCGGGGTAGGTAATGATGTTAATTACCATAAATACGGAGGATTGAAATACCGTAAAAAAGGAGAAGATACATGGATGTATGCCACATGGAACAACAGTTCTTCTATTATCCATTATGAACCTACTAAAAAAACTCATTTCTCTTACCTCATAAATTCAGAGTATCCTAAAGAACAATGCATGGAAAGCCAGATGGCGGCTTCTTTTGCATTTGAAACAGGCGTAGAAGAAGGATCAGAGTTTGATTTTTATGGAGGAAAATACTGGTATAAGAACGTCCAGGGGGCCAAGAGTATGGCTGAAGGTCATATGAATGTTATTGTGTTTAAGGAAATGACCGGCACTATATCAGCCTTAAACGAAAATGACGAACCGGCAGAATTTGATTTGGAAGTTATTTTAAGGATGTCTTTGTACGATGGCATGAATTTGTCTGGAGATGTCTTTAGGTATTGTGGAGGAGGATACGAACAGGTAGGGACTTGTTTAAATGATCCTAATGTTACTCGTATAGGCAATACTATTGATATCTATATAGAGCCAGATCAAAAGAAATGGACATATGAGAAAAGGTCTACTATAAATAATGGTGAGGTTTTTAATTTTGAATCTAAATATAAAAAGATAGCAACTACCCAAAATTTAGGAGATAGTTTTGCTTTACACCGTATTCCTTATACCGGATGGAAGGGTAAAAAGGGAGGAAATTATAATTCAGGAGAATGTTTTTATACATGGGACAACTGCAACTGGGCTTCATCTGTTGGTATAAAGTCCAGAGTTGCTGCTCGTTTCGGCGGTAATGCGAGCAATGACACTTGTTTGCCTCGTAATCTGAATGCGTCTAACGCCGCTTCTATTAAGACTCGCTACTATTGCGGCCTTGCCCAGTTGTTATTAGACGTCAGTCAACCGCAGGTTTGATGGGTGCAACCCATTGATGGCGCAGCCATCATAAGCGCAGCGCTAAGGCGCAGCCTTATATACTATATCACGGCGCAGCCGTATCTTGTTAATATAATATTTTATAGCCACAAAACAAAAATTTAAAATATTTAATACAAATTGTTTTGTAGCTATAAAATATTATACATACATTTGCAATGTCATTAGACAACAGAGATAGTTAACATTATAAACAATAAAAATCTATTCAATGAAATCCGTTAGTCTGCTAACAAGTTTTACATTGGGATCTGACCTCTGAAATAGCAAATAACGGTTGAGAAAAAGGTTAAAAAGAATTGGCTGCTCGTTTCGGCGGTAATGCGAACAATGGCAATTGTTCGCCTCGTAATCTGAATGCGAATAAAATAAATCCGAATAATTTATTATTTTAATCGTAGTAATCATTATATTTGCCATGTGGGTATAATAATTGATATATGAAAGTTATTAACGTTGTTGGGTATGAAGGTATATATGCAGTAAGTGATACTGGTATTATTTTTAATATTAAAAAAGGAACTGTAATGAAGACTCATGTTAATATGCATGGTTACGAGGAGGTGACGCTTTCAAGTGTTAAGAGTGGAAAGAGTAAAATGAGGGTGCATAGGATAGTATATGAGTCTTTTAATGGTAAGGTAAAGGATGATTTGGTAATAGATCATATAGACAATAATAAGTTAAATAATAATCTTAGTAATTTAAGAAAGCTCACAAATAGAGAAAACATATGTAGGTCAAAGGTTTCAAAATATGGAAGGGGAGTGCATTACTTTGAGAAGATAAATAAATATGGTGCTTGCATTCAGATAAATAAGATACAATATCATTTAGGTGTATTTTGTGATGTTAAAGATGCAAGAAATGCTTACGACAAAGCTTTATCGGACTGGAACGATAATGGAATATTGCCTTATAAGAGAGATAGGACTGTAAAAAAATGTAATGCGTGCAACGAGGTGAAATCTGTATCTGAATTTTATTACATAAAAGGTCATGGCTATCAGTATATGTGTAAAGAGTGTCAAAAAAAGTATGGAAAAGAATATAGGCTTAAAAAGAAAAAATGCGAATAATAACATAGAATACATTGATTGACTTCTTATTGTGATGGTGTGGATAAAAAATGCTATCTTGCACCAAAAAAAAGAAAGTCATGAACTCATGTAACACTTGTAAAGATGACAGACCTGATATTCTGAGATCTAATATTTGTATCGGGTCTGATCCGTGTAATGACTGTACGGACAATTGCGAGATTCTTCCAAAAGAATGCGATTGCCCGTATGGTCATTTAAGCGATCATTGCATTCATTATACAGGATGCAAGACATTCATATCCAAATTAACTCCAGGTATGCCTTATAATGAGGTTATGCATAATATAGAACTTGTTTTCGAAAACATAGATAAGTTTTTGGATAGGATGGTTGAAGAAAATACGCTTTTAAAACAAAGGGTTGAAAAACTTGAAAAACAACTTCAAAATGGAAAAGAGTGCACAAATTGGTGAGGACTTAAGTGGTAAACACGTATATGTTCCACATGTGGACGAGACGCCGGTGCCATGTCCGGACGGATACACCTGCACGAACTGCGTGTACTGCGCTGACGGCATCAACGCTGGCTACTTCAGTCTGGCTCAGAAATCTGATCTTACGGCTTTAATCAATGCAATGATATGCCGTATGAAATACCAGGATAGGGAAATAGAATTTTTAAAACAAAAAATAAATATTTTGAGTAACAATGGCAATAACAGGTAACGGTTGTTTTGGCAGTCATGGTGGGTGCGAACGCCCGCATCATTGCAATATTCCTTCTTCTAACATATTCTATGATGGAGAAACTATAGAAGAAGCTGGTTTGTATCATGGTATGCCTTTAGACGGAGCTTTAGCTAATTTAGCTAAATACGTTTCAAGGGCTATTAACGTAAGTGGATCTGTCAATACAGAAGTGTTTGACGGTACTTCTCATGTGGTTCTAAAGAAAGATCCGGCAGAGATTTTGCTTGTATCTTATTGCGGGGGTGTCGTACCTTCTGATATGTATAAAGTCCAGGGTCGTACTGTTAGGTTCTGCCGGGATATGTGTCAACAGGATGAACTTGCTGAAGTGAGGGTCGTGTACCGAGAAGAGGCAAATAGTTCTTATGGGTTCCATTGTTAATTTAGGAGGATGAGAAATGGCAGAAAAATGCAAAGGATTTATATGTGGGGGTAATCTCGTTGATGGCTCTGTGCCTTCTGATAAGTTAGATAAAGAAACCATTATCGAGCTTATTAAAGAGATTCTGAAAGAGGAAATGCACGAATCTTGGCTTAAGGAAATAATAGAAACCATACTTAAGGAATCTATTGATTCGGATTGGCTTCGTGAGTTCTTTAAAGAAGTTCTTAAAAAATATGCTAAAGAGGAATGGTTTAAGGATATCATCTGCGGCTTAGGATGTGTTGGCGTACAAGAGATATTTGATGTTATTCCTACTGACATAACATTTGAAGCCACAGGCGGTACGGCTACGGTACAGGTGGTTGTCGATGATGGAGTTGAATGGGAGTTGACACTTTAAATTAAGGAGGATGATTATGTCGAGAGAGAAAATATATAAGATGGATGATGGTTCTTGGCTTACCTCGGACAAGAAGGAAGGTGTCGGTCGTGATAAAATGAATTTCGATGCTCCATCTTGGAAAGGGAGGGAAGACAGGATCACTATCCGAATTGTGAAGAAGTCCGATACCGAAAGCATGAAAGCCATTACTTTCAAGCAAAAAGGTATTAAGATCACAGAAGTGTCGGTTAGTAGGCTGGAGTTCCCTATATCTGGTGGAGATAAGCAGGTCCTTATTACTACCAACTCCGCTTCTATCAATGCCCTTATTACGGGTGAGAAAGATATAAAGGGTGTCATAAAAGCATTTACCACCGCTTCCGGTCTTAATATTGACGTCAATGATATTAGGCTTGATTATGGTTTCCCTGGTGATCCGGGTCTTGAAGACACGTTCCAGGTTTCGATGATTGTTTCCATGCCTGGCAATGAGGATGGGAATGAAGTTAATGAGAACATAACTATAAATGGTGTACTGATTCCTATTTATCAGCCTGGAAAGGTCGTTCCTTACATTAAATTGGATAAGGAATTTGAACAAATTGAGGGTGATGAAACAAGCACGCAGTTAAGTATAGAAAGTAATATAAAAGATTATGTTATTGAAATAGTTGAATGCGAGTCTGTGGATAAGGAGGAAATCTACCTGGACAAGGATGTTGTTGATCTTGATTCAGATGGATCACCGGAGGTAATCAACGTAAGTACAACTCCCGAAAATTTAAGATGGAGGATTAGCGAATGAAAGTAGGTAATTGTTGGGCGAACATAGATAAGAAAGAAGGCAGTCTTAACAGTAAGGTTAATATTTACTTTGATGAAAATGATACTGGTGCCAACAGAAGTGTCAAGATAAGGGTGTCTTCCAGGGATGGTAGCGTATCTGAAGAATGTACGGTAGTTCATAAAAAAAAAGAACAGGTAGTTTATAGAAATAAAAGGCAGTCGGCTCTTTTCACAAAAGAAGGATGTAATCCTGAGACAGAGAAAGGGGAAGAGCTTGAGTACGTTGTTGAGGCCGGAAAATACACGTCTATCATATCTCAGTCTGATGCTGATGACAAGGCTATGAGAGACATTGAGCAAAATGGTCAGAACTGGGTTAATGAGCATGGTCGTTGTATAACCATATTATGGTACAATGTCAAGAAATCAAAGTCGTTTAGAAAGAACGACTGCGATCCTGATACCGAAGAAGGAAGTTTGGTTACGATGACGATCGAAGCCGGGCAGTTCTCTTCTTCCATAAGCCAAGAGGATGCTGACCGTAAGGCTGAAGCCGAGTTGAATGCCAAAGGTCAAGACTATGCTAATTCTCATGGCACTTGCAATACCATAAAATGGTACAACGACAGGAAATCCAAAATGTTCCAAAAGACAGATTGTGAGGTAACTGAAGTTGGATCTATGGTAGAGTACGTTGTAGAAGCCGGCCGTTTCTCTTCTTCTGTTTCTAAGGAAGATGCTAATCAGAAGGCTTTGGAAGCCTTGGAAGCTGAAGGTCCAGGGTATGCTAATGAGCATGGCACCTGTGAAACCAATTTATGGTATAACGTAGAGAAGTCGAAAGTATTTTATAAGAATGACTGCGAAGATGGGTTTATCGGAGCACCTTACACTTACACGGTAGAAGCCGGTAAATACACATCAGACGTAAGTCAAGAAGATGCTGATCAGAAAGCTCTTGATGATATAGAGAAAAATGGTCAGGATCAGGCAAACCTGAATGGAGAATGCGTTACTGATCCAAATTATTTCGTCGGAAAGGCTTCGGCTCGTGTTCAGAAAAATGATTGCGATGCTGAATCTCAGACCGGAAGCTTTGTCGATTTAACTGAAAAGGATCTTGCTGGATACCCGGATGCTTTTGTATCAAGGGAAAGCCAGGAGGCGGCTAACGCGCTCGCTCAGGCTGCTATGGAAGAACAGAAACAGGATCTTGCAAATAAGAAAGGCACTTGCATAGATAAAAACCAATTTGTTGGTGTATATAGCAAGGTATTCACAAAAGACAATTGCGACGGAGAAGGCGTAGGTTCGCAGGTAACAGTAGACCAAGATGATGTAACCGGTGGTCCTTTTACTTCATACGAAAGCCAGGAGGCGGCTAACGCGCTCGCTCAGGCTGCCGTCGAGCAGCAGGGCCAGGCCATAGCCAACCGGGACGGCCATTGTACGTGGACTGGTAAATACAGTGAAGAATTTACCAAAAACGATTGTAATGAAGGTCAGGTAGGGTCTAAGATTACGGTAACCGAACAAGATGTTGTTGGTGCTCCTTTCACATCTACCGTAAGCCAAGATGATGCTAATAACAAGGCCAAGGCTGCTGTCAAAGAGCAAGGTCAGGCTATTGCTAACAGTAAGGGTAATTGTGAGAATATGACGGTCTATACCGGTCATTACAGCAAGAGATTCGTTCCTGAATGTGAAGCTTGCCATAAGGGTGTAGAAATGGAGGTTACGGCCGAAATGGTTAATGGTAGTCCTGTTACGTCTACAGAAAGCCAGGATGCGGCAGACGCAGAAGCTCGTAGGATCGTAGAAGAAGGAGGCCAGGCCTATGTTAATAAAAACGGCAACTGTACGCCACTTAGCACCGATCCTGTATGGGAAGACGTTGTTCCGGAAGAACTTAGATGTAATGAAGGTAAGTCTCAGAAAAAGCAACATGATACCAACGAATGTTCTGAAACCCACAATCAAGAACGTTGGGTAGATGGTGGGAACAAAGTTTGTAGCTGGACCGGTCATTACTCAGAAACGTTCCAAAAGAACGACTGTGAAATACCGGATTCAGGAACAGAAGTAGAGGTAAGTGAAGCTGATGTTGAAGGCAATCCTTTTACTTCTTTCGTAAGTCAAGAGGATGCTGATAATAAGGCTAAGGAAGCTGTTAAAGCTCAAGGACAGGCTATTGCTAACCAAAAAGGTAAATGTAGGTTTGTAGGCGTATATAGCAAGCAGTTTACAAAAGACAATTGCGGATCATGTCATCATGGTGTTCCGATGAGTGTAACACAAGATATGGTAGGCGGACCGTTCTATTCCAATGAAAGTCAGGAAGAGGCAAATAGGCTGGCTCAGGAAGCCGTAGAAGCCCAAGGTCAGGCTTATGTTAACAAGAACGGGACATGCGAAATGGACAACACCGATCCTGTATGGGTAGATTCTGAACCACTTGAAACCAAATGTGAAGGAGGCAAATCTTATAAGAAGCAAGTCAATACCAACGAATGTTATGGTGGAGCAGATGAACGCTGGGTAGAAGGTGGAGATAAGGTATGTACCTGGACCGGAACATATAGCAAGCAATTTACAAAACAGTGTGCTGATGGAGGTGTCGGATCTGAGGTTACTATAGACCAAGATGATGTAACCGGCGGTCCTTTTACGTCTACCGTAAGTCAAGAAGACGCAAATAGTAAGGCTCAGGCTGCCGTTGAGGCCCAAGGTCAGGCTCTTGCTGACGCACAGGGCACTTGTACTTGGACCGGTAAGGCAAGTAAGGTCTTCACCAGAAACAATTGCGGAAGCTGTCAGCATGGTTCGTCTGTTACCGTAACCCAAGATCAGGTGGGTGGTCCATTTACGTCCAATATCAGTCAAGCTGATGCTAATAAGAAGGCTCAAGATGCTGTAAATTCCCAAGGTCAGGCAGTAGCTAACAAAAACGGTGATTGCGTAGCTGATAGCACAACTCCTTCTTGGTCGGATACCGGAAGCACCCGTTGTGACGGGTGTACGTCTCAGAAGCAACAACGTGACACCAATCCATGCTCTTCTTCTTATAACGACACAAGATGGGTTAATGGAGGTGGAGAATCTTGTACAGACTGGTCTTATTACGGAACAGGAGATTGCGTAGGTCATACTCAGTATGATGCTTATCGTGATAGTTGCTCTGGTAGCATAGATCGTCAATATTCTGTAAGTTGTAGGAATTGCTGTAATTGCGGATCTTACGGTTCTTGGCAAGAAGTTGGATGTGGATCTGGAAGCAACAGCAATAAGGTAAAATACGTTCGTTACGATGATTGTGGAAATCAAGATGTAAAATACGAGCTTGAAGTTGGAAAATGCGGATATGCTCCATACGAATTTCAGTTCCATGATGGAAGAACGAGCAAGTCGAGGTCTGTAACTGGAGAATCTCAGAACATTGAAGAAGTTATCATAAGTACTAAGAGTAATTCATATATAGGTTATTCTGTAAAGTCAAAACCTTCTTGGTGTTCTGTTGATTACAGAGACCAGACATCTGAAAGTATGAAGGCCGTGGTGACGTTATCTGCCAATACAACATCTTCTCCCAGATCTGGTGATATTGTTTTTGTTCAAAATGAATCTGGAAAGACTGTTACTTTAACTGTTACACAGGAGGGATCTCCTGAAACCATCAATGTAAATTTTGGTCCTGCTTTTAATAAACCATGTTGTGGTACGGAGTATGATAATTGGACAGTTGTTATTTCAAATAGTTCTAATTCGTACACTTGGGATAAAAACACAGGATCACAACCAGTAGTTCTTGGAACATATAATGTTGACATCTCATATACTTGCACAATGGGTAGTTCTAATACTCGAAAGGCTCATATATATACTGGTAGTGGATACACAGACACTATAACAGTAGATAAATCTTTAGGCGGAAATAGAAGATGGGATTTTGGATGTCAATAAAGCTGTATTTCATTTTGGTTATTAGAATAAAAATGATTAATATTGCACATCATTCAATTTTAAATTTTTAGTATCATGGCTTGTAAAAAGAAAGCTCGTCAGGGTGGTGAAGTCGATAAGAAAGACAAACCTAAAATGCGTCAAGGCGGTAGTGTTGGCGGCAAGATGAAAAGAAAGAAGACGAGCACTAAAAAGTGATTGAAAACCAGGGGGAGGTGCTGATCGCCTTCCCCATTTTAGTAACATAACAACAACATATCATGAGCAACAATTTTATTAGTAAAGGGCAAAGGAATGTCTGTGTGACGTTTGTGAAGTATTATCCTGTGTTGATGCAGGTTATTATGTTAGCCAGCATTTTTGATGAGTTTTATCCTTTTAGTATCACTAATTGGCTGTATCCGATATTAGGTCATTCTCTATCATGAGACCTATTTCTCTTGGCTTTTTCAAGAATGTTCAGGTTTTGTATATGGCATAGGTTATTGATCTATAGCATGATTTTTAATATCTGTGTAGAATGGGTTACGGTTAATATTGAGATGCCTATTGAACACAATATCGTAGTGTGGTCTGTTATGGCTGTTACTCTTCTGATAATCATTGCCTCTATTGTTTTTAGATTTAGAACAGGGTGTTTTGAAAATGAAAGAAATTCTGACAGAGACGCTGCGTAAAAGTGGTGCGGCGGTATGCGATAAGATAAAGGAGATGTTTTTAAGCGGGGAATGTGATCATCTTACAGCCAACGATCTTGAGACATGGACGCAGCTTGCTAATCCGGCTAAGTACTATACCGGAGAAGAGGCTATTTCTTATCTTAATGTAACTTCTAAAAGATTTTATGAATATCGGAAGGCGAAGTTAGTTCCTGATCCTGTTAAGATAAAGGGATTCCCTAAACCTTTATATACGAAAGTTATGTTGGATGAGGCTATAAAAACCATATCCGGCATGAGCGAAAGAGAGATTTATATGAGGATCTTGAATGCTAAATCAAGAGAATCCAGAGCAAAAGAAAGGAGGGGAGTATGATTACAAATGGTGAATTTGTATCAAGAGTCGTAAACGGTATTCATGCCCTTGACAAAGATTCGCATGTTAGTCGGAGATGGATATTGAATATCGGTAGAACTAAAGCCGAATCTTATACAGCCCAGAGGTGGGATGACGGGACGTTACTTGGCGACCACCGGCTCCTAACTTACGTTACTTGCCTGGAGATGATTGAAGTTGATAAAATAGTTTGCTGCGATGCCGAATTTGCGTTATGTAATACTTTGATGCGGTCAAAGCATAAACTTCCAGGACTTCTTTATTCTGCCCTTAGACCGGCTATTACCAAGGTAACTAACGTAGATAATACCATATTTTTTAAGTTCGCTGAAATAAAGTCGTATCGCAATGAACAAAAAAGACCGTATGCTAAATACGTTAAAGAACGTCGTCCTTTTTATTATGTAGAAAACGACTATATTTATATACCGGATTTTCATATAGAGCTTATTAACGTAGAGTTCTTTACAACAAGAAGAAAGAAGGCGCTGGAGTTAATGGCCTGCGATCCTACACCTAAAGGGTGCGAATCTGAATGGGAATACGAATTTATCTGCCCTATTAAATTGATCGAATATGTAGTGGCAGAGACAATAAAGGAAGTAGCATTCAGGCTACAGATTCCTGTCGATGAAAATCCGAATCTTGATTCCAATCAGAAAAGCAAAATTGTTCAGTGATTCTTTTTATTGGACACCCGGCCATAGTTATATAGTTTGGCCGGGTGTCTTTTTTTTGTACTATTTCAATGCAAGAACAGGGTTTCCCCATTTCCTTTTCCATTTATCTCCGAGGTAACTTATCAAAGAATTGTAGTCTTTAATAAAACCGTCATCAATAACAGAGGCTATGACGTTCTCTATAGCTATTATGTCATTGAGCTCATCTTTGCTGGCAGCATTCCTTATCCCATCTTCGTGTTTATTGAAAACAATGAAATTAATAGCTTTAGCAACTCTTTTTATACTGTCTTTCAAGTCATTCTTGTTTGGAACTATTCTGCTTATTGCGCTACACATCCTAATGTATGCATCGCCGGCTTCGTTCCGGTTTTCTATCAAACCATCTGTGAGCCAAATGACAACCTCTGCGTAAATTTCTGGATCCATCTCTAATGCAATCATAACAAACAGATATGGATTGACAAACCATTTTTGATCTACTCCTTTTCCTTTTTTGTAGGCAAGGTCTAATTTACCAAGATCCATTACACTGCTGATATTCAACTTGTTATTATTGAGTAGAAGATTTCTTCTACTCAATAAAAGCTTATTCTCCAGCTTATTAACTAATTCAGTACACCTTTCTTTAAATGACTCAGTTTCAATTATATGGCTTAACTGTTTTGGCGCTAAGCCTAATTTTTCTCTTTTGGCAGACAGGGCTTTCATGGCATCAGTTATACATATATAACCATCTTTAGACATAACAGACACATTCATTCCCAATAAAACTCGATCTTTTGATTGCAAAACTACGTTCGTTTTCATAACTTTACTACGTTTTTAAAATTAATACTTATAAGCCTACTTGTCCGTGAGGATCGGTAGGCTTCGCAAATATAGAATAGTATTTTAATGTAACAATACATTCTAATGTTAATTATCTGAAATATATAATTTTAATTTTTGAATGATGAAAAGAACATCAATACAATCACCGTATTTTGTAGCCTACTACCATCGTCTTATGAAGAGAAAGAATGGTTTTAAGAAAGGCATGATAAGAGACAGAGGGGAGGTTTTAAGGCTGTTGTCTATTATATGGAAAACCGTATCAGAACATTATGTGGAAGCTGATGCCGGTGTTTACGTAGATAACGTAGGATACTTATGCCATGTACTTATACCGGGGCAGCGCTTTGCCGTCAGGCGGGACCTGGACATCGTGAGCAGGCTCGGAACCAACGGCTACCTCTACAACCACCTGGCTATGGATTTCGCAGACTCCAAAAGATATTACCATTTTGTAATACAAGATAGCTTGAAAAAGAAGTTAAGGGTTAAAATGAATAAAGGACGAAGATATCGATTTATGTATAATGAAATACTTGCTAAAAGAAGAGTGTTTAAAGATTTCCAGATTAAGAGAGTTTTCGAAGATAAAGAATTAGGACATAGAAAGTCGTAGAAAAAAAAGTAGCGATCACCCTTTGTAGATACAGGATAATCGCTACTTTTGCATATCCGTCTACCTTCTCAGGCTGGCGGATATAAAAAGTAAAATTCCTATTATGGGAACAAATGTAAGCAATTTTCAAAACAATGCGAAGAACAGTAACATTATTTTGACGTCAGAATCCAACGAAATGGAATTTAGCAAAGAGGTTAAAACCGTATCATCTTTCAAAAATTCAGATTTTGGAGAGCTAAAAATTATTATCATTGACGAAGAACCGTATTTTATAGGATCTCCTATAGCTTCATTTTTAGGGTACACTAATCCAAGAAAAGCGATAAGGGATCATGTAGATGAAGACGATAGGCTAATAATGAAAGTACCTGATACACAGGGGTGGAACGAAACGTTCCGCCCTTACACTCCAAACACCAAAATACTGATAATCAATGAGTCTGGATTATACAGCTTGATTTTTGGATCAAAGATGGATTTTGCTAAAAAATTCAAGAAATGGGTAACATCTGAAGTCCTACCCTCTATAAGAAAAACCGGTTCCTATTCTATAACACCGAAAGACTATCCATCTGCATTAAGAGCATTAGCTGACGAGATTGATGCCAAAAATAGAGCCATAGCCGAGAGAGCACAAGCAGAGGCGGAGAGACAGCAGGCGATAAAGACCATAGAAGAGCAGCGTCCTGATGTGGAGTTTGCAGAGTCATTTAAGAAGGTGGATCATGAAAACATGTGGCTAATCAGAGATGTGGCGAAGAAGCTTGAGCAGAATGGAGTCATCATCGCAGAAAAGAATCTTCGTTTGTTTCTTGAAGAAGTCAAGTTTATGTTCAGGAATGGACAGGGTAAATGGGAGCTGTACAGTGATATTGTTAAAAACAAGTTTGGTGTTTATCGATCTTATTTTGTGGATAAGTACTCCGGTGAAAGGATCAATCAGCAAACCATATACATGACTGGTGCCGGATATGAAGTTACGCTCAATGGTATAAAAGGGAAATGTAGAAGCACGTTTCTAAAGTACGGTAAATTCGAAGACTTTAACTTTTGAATCTTCAAAATAGGATATTAACTATATTATCAATATCTTTGTGGAGGTCAGGTTCGTTTCCTGTCCTCCATTTTTTTTAAGAGATGACAGTCGAAGATTATATCATAGAGTTAAAATCGTCTTTAAGATCATTTGACAAACGTGATCTGATAGATGAGGTATCCATCTACAAATGGGTAGAAATCGCCCTGAAGAAGTTTGGAGGCGATATTACTATGCGCAAAGAGGCGGTAGTGGACGTCAAGCGAGGACAGGCTCGTATGCCGGGAGATTATTTTGATCTTATTTTGGCATTCAAATGCGATTTCAAGGGATATGAGGTGCCGGAAGGTGATAAGGTAATACCAGAGCTTCAAAATACAATAGCGTGGAAAGAACGTACCGAAAGAAGTTATAGATGGTGTTCTTGTAATGAATGTTGTAAAGAAGAATGCGAGAAGGTGATAGTTGAAAAATTTTATATCAACACCCACGATCGCGATCATGAAGTTCGTTGCTATTATGATCGGCCTGTAATGTTAGGTCTCGCTAAGCCTATGCTTCGTGATTCTTGTTTAAGTAAATGCCGGAATAAGGTAGTAAAGGATAGTCCGTATGAGATAAACATCGTAAACGGATTCCTGTATGCTAATTTCGATGGTCCTATTTACATGCAGTACCGGTCTCTTCCTTTTGACGGAGAATCTAACATAATTATACCAGACACGCCTCAAGGTCTGGTCCTGGATTATGTCGATAATTTTGTGAAGATGAGATTCTTTGAGGAACTGATGTATAATGCCGAAGCACAAGGTGCAGCCGATTTGTTCAAGTTGTATGCACAGCAAGATTTGGTTAAGCTGAAAAATGCTAAGACCGAACTTAAGATGATGGGAATGACATTGAAAGGCATGTACGAACCTCTTAGGCGGCGCCGTGCTGAGTTTGAGATATATACTAAGGCGTATCCTGTAATTGACAATATACTTAAATTGGTATGACAGAAGTAGTTCTATTTATATACTTGCTTGGTGTTATTGTGTCTATGATTGTTTGGTCAATCAGACAATTCAAAGGAGAGGCGAGTTTGATAGAAACAATGTACTGCCCGATAGTATTTTTTGTTGAGTTGGATATATGTATTTGAAATATTTAAAATGAGATAAAATGTTAGAAGTTCAAGCAAGCGAAATAGTAACCGCCGACAAAATGAGAGGCGTGGGACCGGCAAACATCCTTTTCACAGCCGGACCGAATCCGGTAGCTGAAGATCGTAGAGGTGTAGCTAAGGTAACGGCTGGTGGAGAGAGTAAGAATGTTACAATCACACAAGCTGCCGGCGAGCAGGTTGTTGTAATTCCTGAGTTCGATTATCTTGTTCTTAGATACGGATGGGAATCAGAAGACGGTTCTGATTTTGATACTGCAACTGGGTTCACCAATACAGGCATCTCGGATGTAGATAATAAATACGTTGGATGGAGTAAGCAGTGGGCTACTACCCAACAACAGGTAGGTGATTACCTTATTTATGGTGGTGATAACATGCAGTCAGGACTTGAAGGGGCACTTATTAAGATGAAGACCTTGCTATCAGCGCCGGGCATGGACGAGTCGGAACCTAATATCAATGCCGATATCTATGGTAATTGGTATGGGAATAGAGGGCGAGGAAATGTCGTTGTGTCTTTTACAGCCTACCTTGGAGGAGAGATGGTTAAACAAGGATTTAACTTCATTAACGAAGGCGGTGAAGAAGTTTACTCCGACAGCATCACTACCAACGTTTCGGCTCATGGTGAAACCAATTACCAAAATATAAAAGGTTTGTACACTAAGATGGGTACGATGGTTTATAATAAGGAAAAACGAGATTGTGTGATCGTAATAGGGTAATGGCATGGAAGATCTGTGGAGTAAATACGATAAGATAAAAGAAGTCTTCTATAGGGATTTCGTTTATGATTCCAGCTACACAGAGCAGGCCTCGTGCATCCCACTGTCGTCGGTGAAGAACGGGGTAGGCTGGGTCGGCGACGGAACCATTAACCTGGCCCAGTATCTTCAGCTTGTATATACGGAAATGATTCTTGGTTACAAGACAAAAGATGATGTTCGTAATGCCATACTGGTGCTTACCCGTCTTGCCGATACTACTTATGATCTATTTTTTAATAACAATAAAGGTATTTATTTCAAATTCGAAAAAGGATTTTTCTTAAGAGACGATATCCATAGCGAAGATGCAAGCAAATTCGGTCTTACCAAAATAAGTTCCGGGTACACTAATGGTATAGAGTTAAAAGACGAAGATCCATGCTTCTCTCCATTCACTTCACAAGATCAGATCTGGAATCTGGCTCCTATATTAGCTTTCTTGTCAGAAAAAGGATTTGAAGAAGCCAGGCAAGTAGGATACGATATTTTTGAGTACGTTATTAGAAACGGACACAAGATATACAATCCTTATTACAGTGCCTTGCTTCATCATTGGACATTCCTTCCTGATATGGATACCGATAAGGTCAAGCCGTGGGATAGGGTTAGTAACCGGAATAAGAATCTTAAATACAAAGTTAAGGTTAAGAGAGGGGCCAACAACTGGTATTTTTCAGGAGGGTTCAGATGGGCGTTTAAGAAGTTCGGAGGCGAGTGTAGTACATTCTGGCACTGCCTATGGTATAAGCTATTTATATTTTTAGCAGATAGGGTATATCATCCATATGTATGTAAATGGTTTGGTATTAAGGCTAAAAACAATTCTTACTATTGCCTTGGGTCCACAAATGAAAAATCATGGTACGGTCCTAAGTTCAGAAAGAGGCTGGTTAGTAAGTTTAATAAGTCTCTGGAAGGGGGAGAGCTATTTATGCCGCATCTTGTTTTTCTTAGAGGGGGTGAAGACGTTGATAAAAGCAAGTTAAGATCTTATCTCGAAAAATGGGAATGGGATGGAGTTAATTCTCCTATTGAGTTTTTGATTTTGTGTAATTGGTTTAAAATTATTTTTGGCAATGAAAATATATTATAAATCAAAAATAGCTAAGTTATTTACGTTCATTGACGGCTACAAAACGATTATGTTGTTTGGAGCCGTATTTACCGAACGTGATAGTATATCATTGAGAGCCGAATATCATGAGGAGGCACATTGCAATCAGTATCATACGTTATTTGATTTTGGTATGTTCGTGTCTTTGCTTACAATAGGATTGTGTCTCTTATTCGGTAATATAGGATGGTGGATGCTGTGGCTGTCTCTTATTCCGATATTTTTATACTATTCATGGTATTTAATTGAGTACCTGATTAGGTTGTGTATATATCGCAATCACGATAAGGCATATCATAATATCGTATTCGAAAGAGAGGCTTTCGACTTGGAAAAGTATTGGAATAAGCATGATGTTTTGAGGAAGGAGTCGGAAGGGTTTAGTTTCCTCGGTTATTATCGGAAGGAGTATTTTATGAGTAGGAGAAGATATTTTGAGGAACAGAGATCTGGTAATGAAGCCATTTATCATTGTGTTGAAATTGATACCGATCATGATACTTATTTTGAGGTGCTTGATTTAATGAGTAAAGATGAATCCGATACAGTTAGCCCAGATAAGGTTAATAATGTATTGAATCAGCTTAGGCAAGGGTCATGTTTTAACATTCATACTCAGAGTATAGTTTCTTTTGAGGTTATAGAAAAGAGAAGTAATGCTATATTTATCAAATTTAATCCAACTCCTGCTCCAAGTGAACAACATGGCATTATATATAGGTTTCAGATAAACAATAAAAAATATGTTTTTATGTTTTCTAACAATTATGACGGCAAGAGTGACCTTATACAAAACGCAGATGAGGATGTTGATTGTATGACATACGCGCAGGATGCCAGTCTTTATTCTAATGATTCTTTCTTTGTATTTGTTTGATTATGTATGTTAAATATAATTATATGATTTACAGTAAGTTATTATATATAGGGGGGGGGGTAATCCTTAGTATGTTATGAGACGTCGTTTATTGCAAAAAAATAGGGAACTTGAAGACTTTATCATAAGGTTTTATCCGGCAGGAAATTATACATGGACGGTTCCATCTGGATGTAGGGAGGTTGATGTGTTTCTTGTCGGTGGTGGATGCGGAGGCAATAGAGGATATTCAGATACAGGAGGAGCTGGAGGATATACAAAAACCTTTAAAAAAGATACATCCGGATGGAGAGATGGTGATGCTATCCCTGTTATACCGGGTCAGTCAATTTCAATAAGAGTTGGCAAAGGAAGTAGTAGAAGTTCTAATAGTACTCCACCTAATGATGGCGGATACTCGCAATTTCTAAACTCGAATTATAGAGCTTATGGAGGGAGTATGGATGGATACGAAAATGGTCCATGGCGTTCAGATGGCGGTTCAGGTAGCGGTGGAGGAGGTTCTATAGGAGGTAATGGCGGTTCGGATGGTGGTAATGGATCAAACGGCAGCGCTCATAAAGGAGGTATAGGACAAGGTCATACGACTCGAGATTTTGGGGAATCTTCAGGTAAACGGAATGCTGCTGGTGGTGGAGGTGGTGGAGTTGAAATATATGGAAAAGCAGGAGTATCTGACTATGAAGAAGGTAAAGGAAGTGGAGTAAATGGTGGCGGTGGTTATGGTGGCGGTGGTGGATCAGAAGGTGACGGTGGTGATGGTACTGTTTTGATTAGGGGTAGAAGATATAAATCGTAAGTAGATGTTATGAGACGAAGATTTGAAAATGTTAATATGGTGATGGGTAATTGTTTCTCTCCTGTAATGGAAGGGAGTCAATTTAAATGGAATAACTTGAGTTCAACTTATAAATGCAACTTTTTGGGTGCGGATAATAAGCAATAAAAA